GCGAAGACGCCGGGAGCCGACACGAACGCTACCTCCACGGAAAAACAGTTGGGGAGGTTCGGGTCACGGTTCAGCGCGATCCGCATGCTGGCGGACCCGACCGCTGGTGTCTCGGCGTCCCACACCAACGCATTGTAGCCCGCACGATCTACCGGCTTCAGCCCCGCTGTTGCGTCATAAATTGGCATGTCTGACTATCCTCCGTTAGCGTTCGCCAGCGACGTCCGGATGGCGTCCATGTTCATCGGTACTTTTTGAAACCCGTGCGGGAGCTTCTTCTTTTTCTTCAACTCCCGCTTGCTGGCCCGCTTCGGCATCTTCGCCACCGAGATGCCCATCCGCTCCTGAAACTCACGAGCAAGGAAAAGCGCCGTGCCAATGTCGATATCGAGCTGAATCACCGGCATGTCGATATCACCGGGCTTGTTGTCCCGCAAGTCCCGCACGATGTTGGCCCCCCACCGATGATGCCCGTCCAGCACGTAGCCGTCCTTGGTCACCGTGATGGGCGCGTCCTTCATCGTCCCGGCGTCCATACGCTCGGCGATACTCGCGATCTTCACGCCATCCAGTTCATCCTGTGATGCGCGGAGATGCGAAGCCGTCGCACGGGTGGTGGTGGCCTTGACTCCGTTGGCCTCCATCTCGGCAATCCACATGGGGGTCAAGTCGATTTCCGCTTTGGGATTGTCTCGGTCAGCCTCCGGCATCAGGGCCTGCGCCTTGCTCCCCCGATCCACCCACCCCGCGAGCTGCGGCATCTCCACACGGGGGATATCGAGATTCTCGACGGCAAACAAGTTGGTCCCGGCCACCGAAATGGCGGCGATATTCCACACGGGTGGGTCTTCTCCTGCGGCCTTCGCCGCATCGAAGTCGGCTTTGATTTTGGCCACGAGGGTGGAGACTTGATCCGGCTGATCGAGGGTCACGTGCTTGCCTTCTGAGATCAGCTTCGCCGCCTGCTCGATGTCCGCCTTGCAGGGAATAGGATTGGAGCGCGACCCCGGCTGCCCCTCTGGCACCGACTTGTCCGCGTCCTTGCGCTGCTTATCGCGAATCCACCCTTCACCAATCGCCGTGGTCGGCAATCGTGGGGCGTTGGCATTGTGGGTGGGAAGGAGATGTTGGTGGCCTGCGCCGCCCCCGGCCGTGGTCGCTCCGGTGAAGAGCCCAAGCTGATCATGGTAGGGGTTGAACTTCAGCACCCGCGCGTGGGGGAAGGCCGTCAATCGATTGATCCGCTCGGTTAGCTCACGTTTCGACGTGAACGCTCTCGTCAATGGCATGCTTTTCCCCCATGCAAGAGTACTCTGCGGGGGGAGGCAGGCGCAACCCCTTTGTGCAATTGATTGCAGCGATCAGTCGAGCGGGCGCTTCTCCGGCACGATCCGAATGACGGGGGCCTTGGGTACCACCGGGCTCTCCACCGCCAAGGTCACCAGCTCCCCGTGGCGCAACGCCAACCACCGGAGGGTCAGGGACTCCTCCAGCTTGCCCGTGATGGTCAGCGGTCCCTGTGACGTCTCCAGCACGATGCTCACAGGCCCGGTCGTGGGTGGCGGTTGGGCGACACGCACCCGTGCCAACACGATGATGGGGTGGTCGGCCTTCTGCACCTGTGCTCCAGCTCCCACCAGCATCACCAGCATGCCGACCGGCAACACCAACGCCATCGCCAGCTTCATTTGACTTCCTCGGGGAACCACCGGAACTTGATCAGCTCCCACGCCTGATTGCGCGCGGCCAGCGTCGCGCCGTCTTCAAGCGCATTTTGAATCTGCATGAGCAGCAGACGGTCATTGTCCGACAGCACAGGCTCGTTGACCTTCCGATGCTCGAAGCCCGCGATCATCGCCTTGGCAGCCGCCATGAAGAGCCGCTTCCCTTGACGAGACACGAACCACAACTGCTCCGCGAGTGCCTCTTCGTCACTCGTGCGCACGGCCTGCACCGTGACGGGTTCATCGCTGGGTAGGGGCTGGGCCTGTACGGTCTTCATTAGTTGCTCCATCGAGCGGGCAGCTCTCACCGACACGGTGGAGGTACTGTCCGCCTCCTGCCAATCGTACACACCGCTGGCAGACATAGCGAGCCTCACGTGGGGCAATCTCCAGCATCACGCAAAGTGCCTCTCGAAACTTCATTTGCGCGGGCGTACACGCGTGCGCCGGAATGCCACCGTAGATCCGCACCTCCTCCACCGTGGCCTCCTCGAAGGTAGTGCGCACTTTATGAATCGCCTGCTCCAGCGTCAACTGCTCCATCGGTATTCGCCTCGTCAGCTGCGCATACGGCTCATTCCGTAGCGCCTCGCGCTTCTGTCGCGCGGTGAGCGGGATCACGACCCGCCTTCATCACACGCGTGGCAGTGGCACCCCGGTGGGTGCGTCGCTGATCCCCGTGAGGGTTCCTGTGAGGGATTCAGCAGCATGAGAATCTTCCACTGCACCGTGGGGTGTAGGGCGTTCCAGCGCGTTTCCGTCAACACCGGCATCAGGTTGTCCATGGGTGGCCTCCAGCCGTAACGTGATCAACTCTAAGTGTAGTCGCTCCGCGAGTGAGGCAAACACCCGAATGGCTTGTCGAAGGTCGTCGTTCTCTTGCTGAATGCGGCGGATTTTCACATGCAGATAGGCCACCGTCTCAATAATCACGCCCACTCCCGTTCCGATACACGTGATTTTTGATCCACGCTTCGGAGACGGACTGCACCAACTCGGGTCCGTCCCAGAAGCGCCGCCATGCCCATCGCAGGAAGCTCACAGTTCCAACTCGTCGGCGCACGCCACACACAGGGTCTGATCCTGCTTGAGCAGCTTCGCCTCCGATCCGCAGAAGAGGCACTTCGACCCGGCCGGAGCCACGAAGTCGAACGTGTCATAGTGAGCCACGATGTTTTGCTCGATTTCCGCGAAATTGACGGTGTGCATCGCCAAATCTTTCGCCGTCACCGCGATCTGCTCAGGCGTCATCTTCGGCACCACCGTGGCGTACTTCGGCGTGACCCCATCTTCCAAGTTTTCGTAGGTCAAGAACTTCGCCTTCTTCTCCTCCAATATCTTGACGGTCTCGGCGTGGTCGGCATCCGCCAGAATCTTCGCGATGGTCGGCCCCGTCGTGAGACTGCCAAACAGCTGGGCGTTGATCGCGTTCTGCAACTCCGCCTTCGTCACCTTCGACGCGAGCGAATTGAGCGACGTCTCATCCGGGTTCTCCATCGAATTGTAGAACTCTTCGCTGTTAGTGCTCATCGTAAAGGCGGTCGCATCCGAGCCAGACGCCAAGTCGATGGCCTGCCCATCGGCGGTCAAATCATCCAAGATGTGCTTCTTCAGCGTCTGCGCCAGTTCTTCGTCATCAAGAAACGCTTTCTCCAGCTCAGAGTTGTGGGGGTGGGCCGTGACTCCCGGCCCCTGCGAAACATCCTTCAGCTTCACATCCTGCTTCACATCCCCCTCCGTGTTGGCAGCCGCCTTCCATGCCGCCACTCCGGCATCGCCCAGCCACCGCTCGGCGCAGACCGGGCCGTAGCCGACCTTGACACTCCGCTGATCCTCCCCGAGCCCGAGCGTCTTCCCGCAGAAGGCACAGCTCCCGGTCAGCTTGCCGTAGGCTTTCGCCACGCGCGCAGGCTGTTCGGCGAACTTCGTGAGCAGCGCCGTCAGCTCCATCACGATGTCGGCCGGGATCTTCGGGTTCGGCACGAAGCTCCCATCAGGGAACACCTTGCCGTACCACGTGTTGTTCGGATACTTGCCTTCGCCGTTGATGTTGATCGAGCCGGGATTCTTCGCCTTGACTCCCGCCAAGGAGAGCTTCACCGACGCGCCGCTGAGCAACAGCGTGACCTTCGGATATTTCAGCGTCGCTTTGGCGGTCTCGAAGAGCGCCACCACCTTGCTGAACGTGCCCACGTCAATCACCGTCGCCTTGGGCGTGATGGGCTTCGTCGCGCGGAGAATCAGCTTCTCCACATAGGGAGTCTGATACTTCGAGAGCGTGCCCTTCTGTTTGTACTGGGAGATGAGACTGTTGGCGAAGTGCTGGTCGCCGGTCGTCAGCTGGTTCAGCACCGTCATCAGCGTCGTCATCTGACTGTGAAGATTGGTCATTCTCACTCCATTGAGATCCGGGTGACGTGAGCCCAGTATAACCGATGAGCCCGCATTTGTCAAGCCGCTGCGTTTGGCGGGTCATCCGGGTCGTCTTCCTCTTCGTCCGTGATCACCCAGTCTCGGTTCTCGCGCCAAATCACCCAGAATTGGAGAAAACCCATACAAAACCACGGCAGGCTGTGTCGCGCCATCGCTTCCAACAGAAGCACGGTGCCGATGCACCCGAGCAAAACGTTGGTGAGCGGGCTCATTTCTTGGGCTCCACCGGGTCCACCGTCTTGAATTTCATGACGTCGTAGTAGTCGTAGTACGCACGGAACTTCGCCTTGGCGTCATCGGCGTCCTTGCACCCGGCAATGCTGGTCGTCAGCTCCCGCACGCTTTTTGACCCCTCATTCCCGAAGGGGCCATCGTCTTTGGCTCGGACGGTGGCTTTGATGTAATAGGTCATGGATACAGACTCGTCACAAAGGCCGTCAGCACCTGCGTGCGGAGGCACTTCTCACACCGCCATGTGAGCCCGCCGACCGACTGCACCTCCGGCAGGCATTCCTGTTGTGTCATGATTTTACAGGTGGCACACCACATCCGCTTCCAGAAATTTGCCATTCTCGTACTCCAGCGAACAGACGCGCCCCGGCCCACCCCTGTAATGTGGACTCCTGTGGCGCGGAACCGTCGTAAACACGGGTTGGATCTACCGTTGCTGGGGAGTCACGGATAGGGCCATTGCCGCGTCACGGGCTTTCTTTCGTGCCCTCAATCACCAGCGTCAAAATCAACCCGCACGCCTGCATAAATTTGAGGAGGTCGTGCGTGTGCCACGACTCCGCCAACAGCGTCACCGCCACCACCCAGATGGACATGTGCGCCCATTTACTCACGAAACGCCTTCGGGAACGTGGTGGCGAGCACTTCGAGTGCGTGCGTCTGACAGTACTGCTTCGTCAGCGTGGCGGGCGGCTTGCCGTCCGTGTAGGTGAGCAGCACCTTGACGTCGATGGTCGCCTTCTCGGCACATCCCTCCTGATCGCACTGGTCTGTCATGGCTTGTCAATATCCCGATGTTCCACCTCCACGTTCAGCTCCCGCGCGAGCTTGATCGCAAGGTAGACCGAGCGGTGATGCCCGCCCGTGCAGCCAATATACGCGATTTCCGTTCCCGGCACCGTGACCTTCTCCTTCACGTAGTCGTACTTCGCGTAGAAGTCCGGCGTCTTCTGGATATCCAGCTGGACATCGAGGTCCGTGCCGCGTTTGTAGCGCAGCGTCTTGTCATGGTACGGGTTCTTGAACATCTTCCGAATATCTATGACCACGACTCCCGGCACCACGTTGGGGCCACCCCCCTCGTGCCGGAATCCGAAACTGATGATCTTTTTGAGTGTCATTGCAATTGAGTGCAGCTACCGCTTGTAATAGCGTTCCCAAATCTTCAACTCGTCACGCGTCAACGCGAGCTTCACGATCTTGGAGACCTTCCACCGCTCCGTCACAGGGCACTCTTCCAGCCGTGCTGCCGCCAGCGACCAGTCACCGTTCGAGATGGTCCGAAGAATACCTTGCGCGCGTTGATCAGGAGTAAAGGCCATTAGAACCGAGGTCGTGAGACCTTCACCGTATCCTTATCCAGATTGAACATTGGATCACCCTGTGCCACGGTACCATCCCCGAGGTCTGCCCCCGGTGGCTGGAGACTCCCGGCCCAGCACTGCACCGCTTCTTCCACGTAGGCGCGCGCACGAGTCTGCGTGGCCCCCTCCGGCAGGGTCAACTCCACCACGAGTCGAATTTTTTTACTTGCCATCGTTCACTCCTTGAAACGCCCCGATACTCCCACCGCTCGGGGCCAACGGTTGAAAACTACCGCCAAGGGGTGATCAAGGGCGGGAGGAAGGCCACCCGTGTGATCAGATCGCCATCGCGGCAGCCGGAATTCCCCCGAATTTCCCCACGTTCGGAAGCCACACGTGTCTTACCCCGACCACCCCGAGACTCGTCGTTGGCGCAACACGACGAGGGCGCGTAGGTGGGGCAGTCGAGCCGGGAACGCTCACAGTTTGCGTAAGATAGCCACCAGCACCCAGAAGATGGCCTTCAGCGTGTAATACGACGCAACATCTGACCGCTCCTCCGCCACGCCGCTGTCGTAGTTCAGATGCGCGGAGACGAGATAATGAGAAACGAGTTCCTCTTTTTTGGCATCGTCCATTAAGCCGCCTCCCCCATATCCTCCGGCGCGCGCCAGCCGACGAACTGACTGAAGCGGGGCTTGTCTTTGATCCCAGTCGGTTGAAAGCGAAACTTCACGATGCGCCCGAGATACTCCGCCTGCGCGAGCCACATCAGACGGCACGTGTGCTCAGTCAGCGGGCCGGTGTTCACCTTATGGGCGACGCCGGTCTCACAGTTCTTGACCCAGAACGCCCCCACCATCCCGGTGGAAGTCTTATTCTGCTTGTGGCTACTCCGTGCCGTGTGCCCGAGGGCATTGATGGTCGCGACGTTGCCGTTCTGCATCTGTTCCACGAAGCCGGTCACCACGCCTTCGCCATCCACGAATCGCTTCAGCTTCAGCAAGGCCCCCTCGTTGACCGTAGAGCGCCCCTGCTTGTAGCGGCCGGTCAGGCTCCGAATCATCAGCCCTTCGTAGCCTTCCGCCACCCAGCGGTTCTCGTAGAGCGTCAGCGTCATCGCGTCGGCAATCTGCTGGTGGTCCACCATGCGGATGTCGGCCGGACCCTGATACGCCTTGACGATGGCGGTCGCTTTGGCGAATCGATCCGCATACCCGAGTTTCGGGTCGTAGACGTCGAACACCCAGTAGGTAAGGGCTGGGTGTCCCGTGATGGTGCTCACCGCTGCCGCCGACTTCCGGAACACATCCGGCGCGTTGGGGGGTCCGAGAATCAGCTCTCCATCGAGCCCTTCAAGAGCCGCTGATCCAAACACCGCTTGGGTGAATTTGTTCGGGTGCAGCTTCAGACTTCGGCTATACACCCGGCCGTCCTGAATGGTTGCCCGCACGCCATCGAGCTTCCGGCTCACGTAGAGCGGGAAGCGGGCAGGGCCGACGATGAACGGGGCGGCAAGTGTCCCGGCTAACATGGGCTTGAATAACATGTCTCACTCCATTGAGGTCCAATAATTGTTGAAGACCAATCGCGGCGGCAGTCACCGTGACTCTGCGGTGATTCACCACTCTGACCGGCAGGGCCACTCCAAGGCTACGTCCTGCTTTGCCCCGGCTCTCTCAGCGTGAGTCTGACGCTTACCCCACCGGTATAGGCACAGCGTAACACACGCGGATTAGTTTGTCAAGGTAGCACATATTCCTGTGACACATCTCCACCCGGTCGGCGACGCCCCGTGTCCGGGTGCCGCATCCAGCCTTCGGGCTCACCTTCTCCATCCCACAGCGCAAGGGCGACGACCGCCGCCCAGATGGTGTCGTATCACCACACGTTGTCGAACGACATGCTCCCGGTGAATCCGATACCGATCCGCGCCCGCCCCTCGAACAGGGGGTAGATCACCGCCGTGCGGTCGCCAAAGATGCGCTCAGGAAACGCCATTGCTCCGCCTTCTCCTACTCTGGTGCGGGGTGAGTGCTCGACTAGCCAGTGCTTGCACACGGGCAAAGGCCAGACTCCCGTCTTCTCGAATGCCGTTCCCGTCCGACCAACAGCCATCATCGGCCGCGATGGCGGTCAACGCCTTGCGGTTCCGCTCGATTTCCTCCACGAAGCTCTCCAGCAACTTGTACGCGGCATAGGTATCGGCCCCGTAGATCGTCCCGCTCTGCGCAATCATGTGCTCCCGCAACTCCGGTGAGAGATCAGGGGAGAATTCATCCGGAGTCGCCTTCCCGGTTTTGAGAATCTCCTTGGCCCGATTCAAATCATCGTCAAGCGTGTCGTAGTAGGACATCTTAATGCCTGCCAATCATCCACAACACGAGCCCCAGACAGAGAAACACGATCACCGTGGCACTCGCGACTCCCATCACCCAATCACGCGCGCTTGAAAGTGCATGTCGCGCAGCACCCACTCGATGGCCTCGGACTGATCCGCGAGCGTCAACCCCATGCGGTTCTGCCGGATGGCGAGCCGAATCGCCGACATCAACTTCAACTGGGCTTCGCTGTATCGCGTCAGCCCGGTCTTCTCCGTATCCATCGCTACTCCTTTGGGTGCGCGGCCAGCCATGCGTCCGCTGCTCGAATGTAATCGTCCGACGCGTGTTCCAGCTCCGCCATCATCTCGGCCTCCGTCTTGGGCCGCTCCCAGACCAACCGATAAGCGGTGCCACCCACCACGTAGACGAGCGCATAGGCCAACACTCTGAGAAAGCGCAACACACGTCTCACAGCTCCGCTCCACAGTGATAACAGCGAAACGGCACCCCCGGTGGGGGAGCCACCGCAAAATTCGTCCACGCCCCACACGCGACGCACGACCCCCCGATGGTGTGGGCATAGAGCGTACTTATGTCTTCTCCAGCTTTTTCCCGCATTGGCACTCGAAATGGGTCGTGGTAATTTCCACCAGCCGGAGTCCGTGCCCGTCCGCCTGTGCCAGATTTCCCGGCACGGGCTTCTTGATCGTCTTCACGTGTTTTTGCCATGTGCGATCCACCCACCGAGGAATCTTGTCGCTGCGTGGCTTCATGACGAACACCGCTGGCACTGTGTGTGATCGAGCACGTCGCCGCAGAAGCCGCACGTCTTGCGGGGACGACCATCCGCCCAGTGCCAGCTGATATTCGCATGGTTCTGAGCACGGCACTCCGCTATTGACTTCTCAAACTTCTCACGGCTCACGCGCCGTTCCTTCACCGTGGTGACCCGTTCAGAGTCAGACATCTCCATCAGTACTCCCGTTTGCAGCGTCGGCACACCAGCCGCTTCTTCGGCGTGTCCCATTGCACTCGATTGCCACAGGTCGCACAGAGCTTTGTCAGCCGGGTGAACTGGGCAGGCATCAGCCGCCGCATCAACTCCACCGAATTGGGCCGCGCCATCACCAGTACTTCTTCACGAAGTGCCCGACGATCCACATGAAGGGCGCGACGATCACCAGCAGGATGACGATCAGGAGAGTGGTCTCGCTCATGATCCCCCCACGGGTCGAGCCACCACCGTAGACGGCCCACCGTAGGACGTCGTGCTGGCCTTTTTGAGCGTGTAGTCTTTCAACGCCTCTTCTTTGGTGTCCGCCGTCACGACCCACGTGCGGGTCACCAGCTCGGTGCGGGAAACGAGAAAGTCAGGCATTAGTCCCTCGGGTCCGGGTGTCCGGTTTGCAGATAATGCAGATAGGGCGTCGTATGCACGTACTCGAAGTGCAGCGTCCCATCCGGGTAGACAATGACGAGCGGCTTGCACACCCGCCGCGCATAGCGAATGGTGGCCCACGTGCCGGAGCCACGGAGCTTCTCCTGCTTCTGCGCCGGGGCGGCGATCATCACCTGTGACGCGTCCACAATCTCCGGATTGCGCAACAAGAAGTACTTCGAGGGCCAGTAGGAGTCGCAGACCACAGGCGCGCGCTGCGTGACCTTCCCCTGCTTGTCCACCCCCGGATGGCCCTCCATATAGAGTTTCGCCTTGCGCGCGAGCACATGGAATTCCGCGTCGCCCCCCACACACATGCCGTGATGCGCCACCTGCACGCCTTGCGTGATGAACTCCTTGATGAGGAGGTCCACCTTCAGGGCTTGGGGCGGGGTCATGCCACGTCGCGTGGCGGTGAATCCGATATCTCTCATAACGCCCAGTCTAGCCACTTTCCAACGGTTTGTCAAGGACTTACGATTTCGGGGGTTCCAACAGCTTCCGGAAGTTCTGCACGAGCTGTTTCAGTTCGGCGTTCTCCCGATCCACTTGGAGCACCCAGTCCCGTAGCTCGGTCAACCCCGCGATGCAGTCATCCAGTGTGGAGGCGGCTGCCATCATCGGGGTCACCTTGGAGAGCGATTCAGGGATGTCCCCCGTGCGCATTTTGCGCTTGACCAAACTGATGGCCTGCGCGAGTGACGCATGGGTCGTGGGGATGCCCTCTTCGCGTGCAATTGATTGCAATCGGTGGGCTTCGTCGGCACTCCCTTTGGAGAGGTCCGGGGGATGGCGCTTCAGAAGGTCTTGGATCGCGCCTTTGGCGGCGACTTGCTTGGGGCCTTTCCCGTTGCCGTTCCCATTCCCTGAGTGCGGGGGGAACAGGTCGTAGAGCAGCTGGCGCACCGCCCGATGGTTCTTGCGGTTGATGTAGGTCGCATGCACGCGCCGCGCTTCCTTCGTGAGCTGATCGTAGATCGGCGGGGGGATGCCATCGGTCAGAACAAACGCCTTGGTCTTCGGGGGAATCTTCGTGATGATGTCTTGCACCGGCACCCCGGACTGGGCCTCGATCCAATGCACGCGTGGGTGACGGGCGAATTCTGCGTTGGGGGTTTGTTCTTTGCCGAGAAACACGCACGTGAATTCATCCTCGCCGATGACGACCTTCGAGTCTTCCATAACACTCCCTTGTTGAATGGGAGGAGGAGTGGGCGGGGAGCCCACCCTCCAGTAGCGATCCGCCGTGACGTAGACCACGACTAAATGGTAGGGTGGACCGGGCTCGAACCGGCAAGTCTAGGCTTTGCGGGCTCTAGGTGTTTGTCCTTTTCACCACCACCCTGTGTGAGACGACGACGCTTCCGGAGCGACCGCTCGACCGACCGCTCAATTTCATCATGCACGACCCGCTGCAACTCGGAGGTCTCTTCGGTCATCTGCCCGGTCTGGCTGAACCCTCCGAAACTTTTGGCGGGGACATGCTCTGCCACCTTCTGTGCGACTCGGCAGAAGATGGCATTGGCCTCTCTTCGTGACAAGCCCACAGCGGTGGCGCAGCGCCGAGTGTAGCCGAGCAAACCTCTGAATGTCATCGCTTTTTCCTACTCCGTGCCTTGGCCTTCCGTTTCGCTTTCTTGGTGGTCGCATCGAGCATGGTGCCACCCGCATCCGCGATTTCTTTGAGCAGGCACTTGAAGTCCTTCCGACCCAACACGGTCAATTTCAAGTAGACCGCATCCTCCTCGGGAGGACAGATGGTGATGTCGAAATGCTTGCCGTCACTGCCGCTGATGATTGAGCCTTTGATGTCCTTACTACTGGAGAAATGCTTCTCAACTGTGATCATCGGTTCCCCTCCACTGGTTTATCTACCGGCTCCAACGCGACGGCGAAGGTCCGTACAAGGTCGCACTTCACGGTGATGGTCGGCTTCCCTCTGAGCGCCCGCTTCTCGATGGCATAGGCGTGCCGGTCGCCCATCTGCACATCGACCAGACAGTAGGGGCAGTTGAACGGCACGAACAACTTTTCTTTGGGCTCCTCTTGGCTCATTTGAGACTCGCCTTCGCTTTGCTAATCAGCCACTTCTTTTTGGCCACGTCTTCCCGGTGATAAGTGAGGGTCAACGCCTGACTCCGTACCTCCACGCCATCCGCCTCGAACATCACGTGCGTGATCCCAGCCTCCACCCCCTCCAGATACGCATGGCGAATCAAGGCGGACACCTCTGACGTGAGACTGTCCACGATCTGTTTCACACCCGCCATCTACTCGCCCTCCACCACACCCACACGGATGTGCGCCATCGCACCAATCGGCTTCCCCTTCGAGACTCGCATCCGTGCCCACGCACCACAGAGCTTGTCCGCCGCGCGCGCCCCCTGCACCACGACGCGATGCAGCTCCACCGTCTTGTCCGGGTAAGTGGTGGCGAATGTCACCAGCACCGGCATCTCGACCGCCGCCCAGATCGACTGACGTCCCTCATGGATCGCGATGCGCCGCACAATCTCGTACGCGTCCAGCAACTCTGGCTTGACCAGATCATCGGGGATGGGATGGCCGAGCGCGTCGCAACTCATGTCTTTTTAACCGGCGCAGCCACGTCGTCGTGCTGTGCTTTGAGCGGTGTGGCGAACTCCGAAGCCGGGGCCACCACCGGATCGGCCAGTTTCTCGGGCACCGGCACATCGGCCAACGTCCCGCGCTTCAGGACGGCCGACCAGAACTGCAACCATGGCCCGCTCATGTCGGTCACCTTCTGATCGGGGAAGCCCGCTCGAAAGGCTGTCTTCAGATCCTTCACGCTGATCGTCACGACTTTCGTTGCCTGCGCCATTCACCTCTCCTCCGGCAGCCACGTGTTAGTGCGTGCCCGCGTAAACAAAGCCTTGACTCGCCCCGCCCAGAGCCCCGCCTCACGCGTCGCGAGCCGAGACACGTTCCCATCCTGCACTATCGTGGGGATCACCCACACGGCATCGAGCACGAGGTCTGAAGCGGCTTTCTCCAAGAGGGTCAGATCCGGCTTCAGGTAGAAGACCGGGCCGTCGCCCCCTGTCTCAGACTCGTCGGCATGCGGCTGGCAAATGAGCACCGCCCGATGGGTATCGTCCGCGCGCACATAGACCCCCACGGCTGGTTGGCCGCACACGGTGTCATCATCGTTGTGAAATTCACACGTCGATTTGAACACGGTGATATAGCGGGTGGCGTTCATGATGGCTTCACTCCTTGAAGTCGTGCGATGGAATTCCGTTACGCGACGTCTTCCAGATCCACGTAGGCCCGCAGCGACGCGAGCGCATCCGGATACGTGGGAGCCGCGAAGACTCCGTTGTGCATCGCCTTCACCTCGTCGGCCCGACCCGCTTGCTTCAGGGCCTTGGCGACTTGGTTGACGAGCGAGAAAATGTTACCACTGTATTTCGCAGTATTGATGGTCAATTTGGGCTTCGACATAGCCACTCCATTGGAATTGTTGACGTGGGATCAGTCTACCACGCACCCAAAGGTTTGTCAAGTGCAACTGATTGCACAGGTTTTACACGTCGATTGACAGTTTTTCCACAAGCCACTGGGCCTGCGCCGGAGAGCACCCCACGGTCGTCACCAGCCACGAGACCGGATTATGCACCGCATGATCCTCCGGGGTCATGGACTGGAGCGCGAGCCGTCCCAGTCGGATGGCAGCAGTTTGCTGGATGGGCGTGAGTTCACCGAGCGTCATGAATCTTCCTCGCCTTCTCCGTGCGCAACAGCATTTCCGAGATGCTACCATAGTTGCCGCACAGATCCGCCGCCGTCACCGTCACGGTCTCCGGCACCTCCAGCGCCATCCAGTGTCGCTGATCCTCCGGGTCCACATCCTGCGCCGCGTAGAGCACCCCGCTTTCGGGCGACTGATAGAGTATCGGCATCACAGATCCTTTCGCGTATCGTGTGTCACGAACGTCACCCACCCGAGCCGCTGGGCCAGCTGCCCCATGGTGAACTTGTCCTTGTGACGGTTCCAGAATCCCCGGCAGCACGCGGTCTTCGAGTGGTGGCAGATGCGGAACCCGCCGAAGTATCCCTCCATATGCTTGTCGGCGATCTGGGCTTCGAGGTTCGGCACGTCGAAGTGCGAATTCTTCCGGTAGATGCAGGTCTTACACTGCGCCGCTTGCACCTCAAACGCCTCCATGATTACCTCCCCAGACACTCGCGATACAGATGGTGCAGCCAGCGGGACACAGAATACCAGCCCCGGTAACCACAGACTCCGCAGTGTATCCGCTTCATGCGCTTAGGTACTTTCATCGCGTCGGGGCGTCTGAGGTCTCCTTCGGGTCTGCTCCGGTCACCGTGTAGCCGCCGACCACCAAATCGAACTCGACGCGGGCACTCTCGTAGTACACCCAGCTCGCATCGTCGTAGGTGGGACCGGGAATGTGGACATCCGCGTCATCCTCGATCTGGGCGACCAGCGTCTTGAAGTCTCGGCCTTTCATCGTTTCCTCCACCACACTACGACGTCATGCACGAGCGCGATGGGCAACAGGATTGGCAATGCCACCAGCCACGTGATCGCAAACGCGGTCAACTCGATGATCTGCGTCAGCTCCCACCGCATGTGTGTCCATCTCATGGCTTGAACCGCGTGCCTTTCAACGTCTCCCACACCCCCTCCGCACCTGTCGGCCACCCCGGTCGATTTTCCTCCAAAAACTGGAATACGGAGTGGCAGTTGGCGCACATCCATCCCTGCCCACTCGCGTGCGGTTCACCGGTCTCTTCCACGACGTCCTGCACCCTGATGAAGCCGATGGCCTCCTCACACTGCGGGCACACCTTAATGTTTTCCGGCATTCCGTTTCCTCATCCCTGCACCGTGCTCAGGAGGTTCTCCATTTAGTTCCCCTTACTGGCGTCATACGCCCGATCCGAGTCGGTATCGCACTGGGGGCAACTGCCGGGAGTCTTGCCGTGCGCACACGTTTTGCACGCGGCATACGGCCAGCGGTTGTTCCAGAGAGCTTTTCCACACCCCACACAATGATGCGTGGGCGGGGTCGGCACGAACGGCATCTATTCCTCCATCCCGTAACCTTGCAGCCGGTCGTAAATGAAGAGTCGAAACACGCGATCCACAATCTCGGGGTCCGTCACCTCGTTGCCGTCCTTGTCCGCCACCATCGGCATACCCCAGCACGCCTGCGCCTTGTCGCTGAGCGTCACCCAGTGGACGCCATACTTCGAGTTAATACGCACACGCTTCGGTTTCGGCTTCGCTCGCGACTTCCGGGGCTTGACGTTGCAACCCGCGCAGAAGGCGGTTCGGCAGTGCGGATTCAGACACATCACCATCGTTGCCTCCACTCAGGGGCCGGTCGTGTCGGGATCGGGTTCCATCAACGTCGTCATGTCGCAGTAGCACTGCGTGCAGACCGTGAGCACGTCGTATTCAGCCGGACTCGAAGACGTCTGAGGGAACGTCGGATTCGCCAGCGTTTCCCCGCCATCCTCTAAGGGTCGGCCGCAGCGGTCGCACGTCGGGGCTAACGGCCCATGCGCGTGATTGAGTTTAGCGTTGAGCATCATAGCGTCACTCCTTTGACTCTGCCCAGTATAGCACCTATCGTGCCGTTTGTCAATGCTCAGCCTTGAGCCGCCCTTCGACGTCGGCCAGCTCCGCTGCCTCCAGCTGCACCTTCAAGTCGGCGACCGCCGTATCCGCCTCCGTGACAACCTTCCGGGCCTTGGCCAGCTCCTCTTCCGCTGCCACGAGTCGGCCTTCGAGATACGTCCGCTGGGCGACCAGCAGAGCGAGGGGGTTCTTTTTAACCCACACCTGCACCGCAGGCTCCACCGCCGCCAGCATCGTATCCTTCGCGTGCGTGGTGGCATCCGTCCACCCGTCCTGCCGCGTCGCGTAGAGGTCACGCCGACGATCCCACGGTGACGCGAGCCGCTTCGGCTCCGTCAGGCGATAGTTGCCATCCGTGGCGAACTCCCGGCCGACGTGGAAGAGTCCATCCTCCCAGAGGTGGAGGTGGGCACTCATCTTGTAGCTCACCCCCCGTGTGGCGAGCACGCCTTCGGCATAGAGATGATCCGCCTGCGTGGGGCGCACCGTCAGGACACCCAGCTTCGTGCCGACCGCATAATCCGTGTAAGCCATGGTCTCCTCAGTAGGCCGGGGCATTCACCGTCACGGTGAACCCGGCTGTCCGCAATTTCGTGGCGAGCGCATCGGCGGCTGCCTGCCCATCCGCTCGGAGGCTGGCATCCCAGCCGGTGCCGTCGAACGCCTGTCCAGCGGCCCGTTCCACCGCCTGCCGGAACCGGAGCACATCGCGCCAGCAGACACCGGGCGAGTGCGTCACGCGGACATTGAACATGTGAGGCTCCTTTGTCGAGCGGGAGGATGCTTGGGTAACTCTTACGACTCGTTGCCACAGACGGACTTGAACCGTCACCGCACATCCACCCCGCTCTGAGTTGGGTGCTCGTCGCGCCGTTCAGGGAATCGAACCCTGACCCCGTTGGCACTTCGACTTCGCTGGGTTCAGCAGCGTCGTCTCCGCGTGAACCCCTCTGGGGATTGCCGACCCGGCGTGACCAACACCCTACTCTCTGATCTTACACCCTCTTCTAGAATTTGTCAAGTCGAAGGATTGCAATTGAATGCAGGAAGTGGGCACGGTGCCCACCTCCCACCTTCTCCATCACCGAGGTTTCCGTACTTCCTTGTCGTGGTATGCGGCTTCCTGACAGTAACTGCCCCCGCACGTGACGCTGTAGCCTTCCGGCCGAGGGCTGCCACAGTAGCGGCACACCCCGTTAGTCACCTTCCGCTCTGTCATGCTGTCTCCTTTTTGACCCGTCGCTTCACCAGCTTCACCGGGTAGGGGGTGTTGTCGCGATACTCCTTCCGCACCCGCCGCCCGTCCGCCGCCGTCTCCTCGGTCACCTCGTGCTCCCAGCCCTTGCCGTAGTGGACCCAGAGCTGCCACTCGTCGGTCGTTTTGCGCGTGTAAACCATGCGCCCCTCCTTTCAGCTCTTCGCCTTGTAGGCAGCGGGTCCGTTGAGGTAGTTGACTCCGTAGACGTGGACCGCATCCTGTCCCGCGTTCACGTAGACCGAGCCGCGTGCGTGCTTCGCGGGCTTCTTCCACCCCTCCGCCTTCAGCACATTGCCGGTGCTCCGTTCCACGAAGGCGAAGACGCTGCGCTGGCCGTGGCCCGAGCTGACGACCCGCACATACTTCCGGCCGTCCGGGTCCACGCTGAGTGTGGGCGTCGGCTCCCCGGCGTAGTGGGCATCGAGCTTCGCCTGCGTGGCGGCGACGAAGACGGTGAGGGCGGCATCGAATGGGTTGGTCATGCGTCACTCCTTGACTGTTGACTACTCTTTGATCTTACACCCTCTTCTCCGATTTGTCAACTGCACTCAATTGCAATTGGAGCGGGGTGAGCCCCATGCCCACCCCTCCCCGACTTACCCCTTCTTCGCCTTCTTGGCCTTCCCCGCCGCCCGCGCCTTGGCCAGTCCCTTGATGGCGGCTGCCCGGACTTCCGGCCGCTGCAACGGAGACTCGATCCCCTGCTCCTTTCGCACCTCGGCGAGCAGTCGCCCCGCCTTCCGGCGACTCATTGTCCCGAGCGACTCCCGCTGACGGGCGATGGTGTCCGCCACGTTGGACGGGATGACGATCCGCTGGCTGCCGTTCCGGTCCACATACTGGAGGAAGATGGTGTCGCCCTGATCCCGGCGTCGCACCGTCTGCACGATGAACGTCTGGGCCGAGCCCACAAGGGGGGACGTCGCCAGTAAGGTGGTCGGCTTAGTCCGCACCGCATCCGGTAAGCCGTCGAGCGATCCCATCATGCGGTCGAAGTCATCGAGTCTTGTGCTATCGTCCATACACGCTCCTTGAGGTCACTCCATTGACGGAATGTCAATTCCTCACATGATCATATCACACAAACATCCCGTTTGTCAAGTAGGCCGTATTTGCTAAGGATTTTGAGGACTTGACAAACTCGTTGCGTTGTGATATGCTTATTGGACAATGAATAGCACACACCGCTCGTTCAGGGCCGGGGTTGCCCGCTTGGTGCAGGAGTTCAGTGGGGGCTACCACCTCGTGGGTCCGGATGGGACAGTCGCGCGCTTCTCGCTGTCGCTGGAGAAAGCCCTCGCGTATGCACAGGCTCGGGGATGGGAGGTGCGATGACGTTCACCCCCGAAATGTCGTGGCGGCTGGTCTTTGTGCCCGCTGTCGCCTTTCTCGCCTCCCTCGTCTGGATGGCGTTCGCTTAGCTGGACGCGGGCCGGGGCCTGAACTTCGCGGGCACCGGCAGCGCCCCGGTCGTGATGTCTTCCTTCAACATCTGGATCGCATGGGCGGCACGCTGGTAGGCGTGTCGCTCGTAGGGGTTCCCCGCCTCCTCTTCCTTCGCCCACTCGTGATACATCTCAATCGCCGCATCACACAGGGCTTCCACCCGTTCCGGCTCCGTCAAGGGACGCTTCACCGGCTCCGGCTTGGGCATGGGCTCGGGCACTGCCGACTTCAGACGTTTCATCTCCACGGACTGCACCGGCACCACATGGTCGCCGTCCAGCCGCACGCGAGTCCACCGCCCGGTCACCTGAATCACCGTGCCTTTGTTCAGATGCGCAGGCTCCCCTTGCCGACGTGCCCAGTACTCCACCCGCTGCCCCACCAGAATGATATCCATGGTGTTACTCGTGCGACGGGGCCTGCTTCGGGGCCTTCCCCGGATTCGCCGACAACTTACCCAGATCCGTGCGCCGTTGAATGAGGGTGTCGCGAATCACCTTGTCGGGGGCGAGGGTATCGACCAGCCCATACAGCTCATCGAACAGGGCCATCACGTGCGGGTTCCAGAAGTTGGCCTCCTGTAGGTCGCCCAGCTCGGTAAGGGCCGCATCGCGCTGCTTCGCCAGCTCGTACTGCGGAGTGTGCTCCAGCTCCTTCAGCTTGCACGCCAACGCAGCCTCCCGGTCCTTCAGCATCTTCCAGATGGCCTGTGCCTGTACAAACGAGGTACACGGCGCGTCATGGTCGCTGAACAACCCATGAAACTGTTCGAGTTCCCCCTCCGCCGCCTTCATGCGCTTCACCGCCGCTTCATAGGTAATCATACTGGTTCCTTGGGCGGGAGCACCGGGACTCCCTGCTCGATCATCCGTCGATATTCGCTCTGACTCTGCGCCTGAATGGGCTCCTTCCGGAATGCCTTCAGGTATTCGACCGCCTTCTCCAGCGACCACGCATGCACGGACGTCAAATCCTTGGTCACGTCATCCTTGGTCACGTGTTTACGAATGGGGGTGTCGCTCCAGTCGATAGAGATGACCCGCTTCCGCCAGCCAATCTCGATGAGCCCGTGCTTGGTCTTCACCAGCCACCACGGCGATTTGAACGACTGCACCGCAGAATTCAAGAATTCCAGCTGTGGATAGGTGAGTAGCGTCACCCCTTCCTCGTAGACGCGAGGAATGTCGAGATTCTCTGTGCGCGCGGGTCCGTGATAGCCATTCGGCAGCTGCCACAGGTTGAACACCTCGATCCCCGCGAGGGTGAAGATGGCGCGCGCTTCCGTCTCAGTCATGGCTACTCCTTCGAGGCGTACACCGAATCCCACCAGACGCGGTTCGGGTTGTTGGACTCTTCTTTGGCACGCGCTGCCGCCTGCTCCGGGTAGAGCGACCGCGTATCATGCCCTTCAGTCCCGAAGTCTTCCGCAAACTTGTCAGACAACGCTCCGTGGGCCGCGTCGTCAAGGTAAATGTCCCCCTCCTTCGGCATCGAGCGCGCGGCACAGAGCGCCACCAGCACGCCATCCACCACTCGAATGCGGATGCTCATGGCCCGGTCCCCGCACACTCGGGGGTGTGGGCAAACACCTGCCCGCACTTGCTACAGGGGGCTCCGTCCGGATACAGTGGCTCCTTTGCGGCGACGGGGGATGCGGTGAGCGCAGCCTCCATAGCGCGAATAACTCTTTCACGCAGTAAGTCATCTTCAATAAGAGGCACAACGGCATGAATAAATTTCGTATGCGCGGCCGTCAGCGTCACCTCCAAGGCTTCGGCCCGCACCCACTGGAACTCGTGCTGCTTCGACTTGTCACGGAGCGCCGCCACGAGAAGCGTCGCGTGGTCCGTCTCTTCCTTCAAGGCCGTCTCTAGGCGCACCCACTCGGCCCGCAGAATCTGGAACATCTGGGCGTCCATGGCGTCGCGCATCACTTCGTCTGGGAAGCCGTGCCCCTTCAACAGCTTGGGGCCGTGGAGCGCCGCATTCGCCTCCGAGATGCCCTGCATCTTGAGAAACCGCTCCGTGGCCCATTCGAGGTCGGTCATCGGTGGAACCTCTTACATGGGCACCCCACCACGAGGCAGTGCCGGGGCTTGCTCCCGCGATAGGCCGACGTTTCGTGTTCCCCCTCGGCGTGCGGGCAACAGGCATCCCTGAACGTCTCCGCCCATGCGGCAAAGGCTTGGGGCTCCAAATCCTTGTTGCCGGGAATACCGGTAAAGGTCCACTCGTAGGGCTCCCCTCGGTGCAGCCGTTTGGCGCGTGATTCAGTCGTGCCCCCGATGTTGGCGAAGAATCCGGCCTCAAAGGCACTGCGCACGCGGGTCAACCGACGCAACACCCGGCGCAGCAGTTCCGGCACATTCACCGACTGTGGGACGGTGGACTCCTTGAACATGCGCAGTGCCCACTCCACCTGCTGATCGATGGGCAGCTGCCATGGATCATCCGCCTTGGCGGCGGCTTCGTCGGCGTCGATCCGCTCTTCGAGATGCTCGTCTTTGGCGTTGAAGGGGGTGCCGTCCTTGAAACGGGTCTCCTCCTCCGGGTAGTAGGTGCGCACACTATCGGCCACGATGTGGCGAATGTGGGCGTTCTCCAGCGTGTCTGGTTGCGCCTTGAGCCATGCGAGATTATCCCGCACATGCTGCTCGTAGGTCGCTCGATTGACTTTACTCATGTCGCAAATCCTCTGCACTCAATTGCAATGGGTGGCTGGTCCTAGTCTGCCACAAGTAGCAGGATTTGTCAAGCATCGAAGGCGCGCGAGACATGGCGGAATTGCTCCACCGCTTTGTTCGAGAGGTGAATATGCGACGCCTCCTCCACAATCTCCGGCTGGTAGTTGGGCTGGTCCTTCTGTTCCTTCATCTTCTCCGGAGCCGACCGAATCCCCGAGGGCATCATCAGGATGGGGATCTTGTGCAGGCCCCAGATTTCCCGTCGCATGGTCAGGCCGTAGACCACCCCGGCGAGGGCATCGGCGCAGTCTTTGCTCCCACCCGGTGGGTGGTCAATCTTGCCAGTCTTCTGGTCTCGTTCGAGCCGGAGAATCTCCTGTTGCACGAGCGGGTGATACGGGAGGTCTACCCGGCCTTCGTAGACCGCATTCTTCGTAAAGTCGTAGGGGCGCGTCGGGAGTTCATCCATCGACTGCTGGCCGGTCATGAACCCGGCCTGCTGGAGAATTTGCTTACTGTCCGTGCTCTGGAACTGGTCGAACGTCACCCACCGAATCCCGAGCCCCATCTGCAAGAGCACGAGCAGCACTTCGCGAATTTTGCTGAACATGATTTCGCTATTCTTCGGGGGTTTGATTTCAAGAATGCCGTCAATCCAGATTTGCGGCATATAGAGCGTCTGGTCGCCGGACTTCTGCACCTCTTGAAACCCCGTGCAGGTGCCGACACACAACCCGGCGCTATCCTGCGACTGGGCGAGGTCGATGTGACAGAACCGAGGCAGGTAGGGTTTATGAAAGGCACTCTTCACCAGTGTGAGCCGTTGCTCCACGAAGTCTACCGGGCTCTGACTGAAGATCGAGATGTGCTCCTTTTTGAAGGCGGCATGCACCTTCGGCACTTCTAAGAAGAACGGGTGGCGCGCAAGGGTACTGACGCCCGCAATTTCTCGGAGCGCGTTGATGATGTCCTTCTCGAACTCCGAACGAAACTCCATCGGCACCGCCACCACGAGATGGCGATCTTCATCCGCCACTTCTTCGTCGTTGGTCAGAATGCGGGGCTTGCGCGTCATGTCGCCGCCGAACACGTGGAACCACCCGCGATTGCCGAAGTCACCGGGCTTGATATCCCACACCCGCTTGTCGTAGACGAAGATAGACGGGTCCGTCTCCGCTTCCTTCATCTTCTGGTCGGTGAACTGGCCGGGGTACTTCTTCGAGCTGACGAGACACAGAATACCGGGGAGCTTCCCGTTCTCCATGAACCGCGATTTGCGGCGTCGCGCGATGGAGTTGTACACGAGGATCGCCTGATCGTAGGTGCCCTTGTCCACCGCCACCTTCGACTTCTCGATCACCGCCATGTAGTTCAGCTCATCGATCAAGCCCCCCATGACGTTCTGACCGATGGCGGCGGTTTCGGTACCGGCGACCGGCAGTACCTCTACGCGATTCGGGAACACCAGCTTACTGGTCAATCCTTTGTCGAAGGGGAAGTGGCGATGAAAGTACGGACTCCCCTCGATCATGCTCCGGAAGCGTTGGTAGTCCACCCCCTGTGCGAGCGTCTTCGTGATGCTCTGAAACACGAGGAGGATTTCCGAGGAGGGATCGAGTCGAAACAGCTTATGCGGCGACCGCATGCACGAGAGGAGATAGAGCTGATACGCGTTGGTATAGAGCGCCAACGTGGTCTTGCCCGAGCCAATGCCCCCCGTCATGATGGCTTCCACGTAGGTGCCGTTATTCAGCTCCTCCCCGGCCGCCAAGATCGCGGGGTAAATTTCATGCTCTTTGTTCAGGTACTCCGGGGACACGACAAATTCACGGAAGCTCACCGGCTGCCACCGATACTGCCCGAAGGTCACCAGATCCTGTGACGCCTGCTCGCCGAGTAACTCGGTCTCGATGCGCAACACGACTTGGGTATAGAAGAGCGTTCGCTCATTCAGGTCATGAATGTGCTGGCCCGCCATCCACACCGTCTGGGCATCCGCACTCCCGAGCGTGCGACGCAGATACAACTGCGTGCGGGCGTGCAGATCGTCCAGCTTGCTGTGATGCTTCTTCGGTTTCGCGATGCCCCGCTTAAAGATCAGGGGCATGGGCGAGGGGAATCTTGCGTTGGTTGAAGATGTCTTCGATGGTGGTGGCGGCTTCGTAGACTTGCTTCTGGATGTTGGTGCCGTCCGGCAGCGTCACACTGGAGGCCGCGCCCCGCATCGTCGGAACCACACCCCGATACTCATCGAGCCCGAGGTCGAAGCGCACCTTCTGGATATCCTGCAACAGCTTGGAGTAGTCGGCGAACACCGCATTCGTGGCGGTCAGGAGCGCCGCCATTGGAAACTTGACGATCTTCCCCTTCTCATCCGCCATGGCGGACTTCTCCGCCTTCACCAAATCCATGACCCGCAGACGTTGGATGTTGGACAGCTCCTCCAGCCGTTCGATGGTGCCATGACTGATCCCGGCGAGGAGCTTGATCTGGGGGGTGGCTCCGGCGACGATCTGCAACGCCACCTTCTTCCCGAACATCCCTTCCGCCGCCGACACCCGCAACCGGTTCAGTTGCTGCGTGAGGGTCTTCTCCGCGACGTCTTGGAATTCCTTCCACTCCTGTTGAATCACCCGAGCGGTCCCCATGGCGGACGCGCCGCGCATCAGGTCGTTGATGATCTTCTGAAACTTCTCCGGGCCGAGCGCCTGCAAGCGTTCATAGGCCATTGGGTAATCCCTCACTCACGAACTGGAACTTCTGCTCGAACGCGACCCGCTCCAGCACACAGTGCCGCACGGTCCCGGCCCACTGGGGCTCCACACGAAGGGGCACATAGACCACCATCTCCTCTCCGGTGATGTGGTGCCGACACAGACAGCCGAATTCGTACAACTCCCCCACCCCGGTGCGTCCTACAATCTTACGATAGACTCCTGTCTGCATGGATGCCTCCCAAAAGAAAAGGGCGGGCTGTGACACCCACCCCTCTCCCCTACCCTCGAACGAACGAACTAGCCCTCGGCGGGCGTCTCGGGCGGCACAGGCGTCGGGTCCACCGGAACGTCCGGGGGCGGCGTCGGTACCGGGTTCTGCATGTCCGCACCGATGCCTCCCAGCACCGTGCTGACCGTATCGAGACTCGCGGCAGCGGAGTCCAGCTTGCTGGTCTCGCTGTCCATCGCAGCCTTGAAGGCCACGAGTTCTGCGGCACTGGGCTTGGTGCCCAGCTCCTGCACGAGTGCCCAGACGCGAATGGAGACGCCATCCACGTTCGTGGCGACGTTGGCGACCGACGTGCCCAGACGGGTCGTGGCGGCGTCGATAGCTCCGAGCGCGTCGGACAATCCTTGATCGATAGGCATGCTAACTCTCCTTGAAACGAGATACGAACGGGGTGATTACGTACCGGACGCGAGACGTCCGAGGTTGAACGCCGAGTTGTCCAGCAAATCACAGGCTGCGTGAATCTTCCGCGCATCCTGTCGCAAGATGGTCGTAACGACCGCCACCACCACTCTTGCATCCTCGGCTTCCTGCCGAAGCTCTCTGAGCGCAGCCCGATCTTCGGCCCACGCTGCAATGTCGAAGTACGTTGGGGTCACGTCTATGGGCATGTCACCTTCCTTCCCTGAACCGAACTGAGGATTTCGACCGTGGCTCTATGGAAAAAGCTGACCGGGGGAAGGTCAGTTGCAATTGATTGCACGAGTGTATCGTTCTAGATAGCGTTTGTCAAGTGACAGTTCCATGACGATTAGGTCTCGGGTTCATCCCCTAATTCATGCTTGGCCGTGGATAACCGGGCTTTATAGAACTCGATCTTCTCCTCTGCCTCAGACTTCCGCTGGGTCCAGATATCAATCACTTCCACGAGCGCGTCATACTCCGAGCCGATCATCCCGTTGTGCAACCGGTAGTGCCCGGTCGGGATTTTATGAACGTCTGTCATGGGCACGCCTTCATCTTATCCGCGAGGTGTTTCATGGAGCCGCGCACGTAGTCTTTCCAGTGAATCCACACCCCCTCGTGCCAGAAGCCCCACTCCCGTGTGTGCCGACACACAATCACCAACGTCCAGCACGGCACCCGGTCCTCATGCAGCGTGATGCGATGCACGTGATGGGCCGGGAACGTCCGCAGCCATGGCGCGCGATACTCCCGCACGCACAGGAATTCGGCATCCACTCTGGGCGTGTACTCCAGATACCGGCCCTTCAGTCCAAGGGAGATGAATCGCTTCGGATGGTCGTGCAGGTCGAAGCTCCAGTCATCACCCACAAATTTGTGGACGTAGATCCCGAACCCCCGCCACAGCCCCTTTGGCCATGACGGTTGGAAGAGGGTCCACCGATACAGGTAGGTGGGGCACCGGCCGTTGCCGCTGATTTCTTCGAGCCGGAACCACCGGTCAATCCAATTCGACATAGACCTTCCCCGTGTTGGTCTCCACCTGAATCGCGCGGTCATCCCACAACGCGATCATACTGAAGTCCTTCGTGGCGGTGACGTCGAGCTTCTGTCCTAGATGCTGCTCACACCACGCTTCGATGATCCCGCGCTGGATATCGCCGTCCGTGGAGCTGCGTTGCGGGCCGACCCGTGCGGTGAAGATTTTGACCGTCTGGCCTTCTTCGAGCCACTTCTTCACGCGGTCCAGCATCAGGGGGATGGGCTCCCCAACGCCCCCGTCCTTCGGCCATCCCTCGTAGTGCGCGAGGGTGCCATCAAGGTCCACTCCGATCCACCCGCTATTGGCTGTCATAACTCCCTTTCCGACGATAGACGTCGATTTCAGGCGGAGGAGGCTCCGGTGTTGATCTGGACGGGTGCCTCCGCTCCACCGCCGAGAGGCGGGTCTCCACCCGGTACAGATAGAGACACAGGCAAATGAAGCAGATCGCCAGCAACCCCAATCCGAGTAGTAGTTCCCATGGGTAGGGAGGCATCGGCACGGTGGAGATCGTCACGCTCTTGATCATGGAGTACCGCCACGCCTCCCATGAAGCGGATGCGCTTCTGCAACTGACTCGCAATCTGTCGCTCGGCGGTGAGCCCTGCCGACTCCCGCCAACCGGGGAGCATCAGCACCCACAGCTCGTCGCACGCCATGATCATGCGGGTATCAAACTCCCGCCAATACTCCCACCCGGTAGGAAGGTCACCTTGCTGGGCGATGCAGTGCGTGTGCGCGATGGGCGAGAAGACGAACATCCCCTCGGCCATCAGCTTGGACGCCACATGACACACCGCTCGAAACCGAGCTTCTCGAATCGCCGGATCGAGATGCGAATACGGCGACGCCAGATAAATCAGCGACGGTTTGCTCAATAGCCACTCCTAACCCACCACTTGCCCGAATTGTTCAAAGACGTACCGAAACTTCGCGTTATCCCGCTGATCGCCCCCGTAGGCGATGTAATTGGCGTGTGATGGTGAGCTTTTCTTGTTAGGGGTCTTGCCCTCTTTCAACAATTTGGCTATTCTAGCAGCTTTTTTAGCTTCATTCTCCACAAAGGGGATGCGCTTGCGTGGGTAACACACCATGAAGTCGAGCGGCGTGATGCCGGGACTACAGATTTGCAGCGTCTGTAATTGCTCCAGTGAATATCCGATCCAGACGAATTGATGAATGGTGGGCAGCTGCCAGACGAGCTTCCTCCAAAACAGGCACACGAGTTCACCCTTCCCCGGTGGGTTGATGAACACGTTGCCGCCCCATGGCAGCTCTAACCCGTTATCCTGCTCCGTATAGAAGAGAGTCGCCTTGACAATCTCGTTGGCTTCCGCATGGGACGCGGGGTCCAGATCGATAGAGCCCATGACGGTGCGTGCCGCCTCCACATAGGGACTCGGGGTATACCACTCCGGGGAATCCTGTGCATGGAGGATGTTGAGCGGGGTGCTGGGCACCTTCCAAATCAGACTCATGCTCTTGCCACCCGAAACACGCGCAACAATTCCGGCAGCGACCACCAGTGGCGCGCGGCCAATCGAATCATGTCCACCGCGAGGGCTTCATCCACACGGGGGTCAGACGTTAATTCTTCGAGGGTGATTTGAATGCTCTGCGCCGTATAGGGCGTTTCTATCGCTAACTCTTTCGCGCGCAACGAAATGGTCACACAATGCCACGAACGGCGACTCCCCGATTGAGTGTGGCCTTGGCCACGAAGATTTCACGGATACCCGCCTGCTGATCTCCACACGGGGGGAGGACATCGAGCGCCACCTCGGCGAAGGCGATGGCTGCCGCTTCGATGCGCGCGTACTTCTCTTGCTGCACCGGGTCGAGCGAGTGATACGACATCGTGGCTTTGAGGTTGTCTTTCGTGACCGGCATGAGACACTCCTTAGCGTAGTAACGTGGCAATCAGCCAACCCACGGCAAACACACCGGGAATCAGCAGTAAGAGCCAGTCATCCTTCTGCATTTCTAGATTCTAGAATCAAGAATCGGGCACGTGCCCACTAGGTGAAGCCGGAGGTGCATTCCACCCACCCACGGAATTGCGGATGACTGGTCCCCCGGAAGCAGACACGTGCCCAACCGCCCAACGAAGAAGCCATTACAGGCTCGTTCCCACGGCCTGCGGCGATCTTGGGTAGGGACGGAGACGCCACACCTCTCTCAGTCAAGTCTGACGTCTCCGCCCCCGACTACCCGCACCCCGTCTGGACTAGCTCTGGAGGGCGATCAGCCGACGCCCGCCATTGATATCGTCATCGATCTTCACGTCCGGCACGAAGCACACGGCTTCCGCCACTTTGTCATGCTGTTGGGTGGTCACCTGTACGAGACACCCGACACCGGGGATCTCCAGTGCCTTGGTGCTCTTCATCCAGCCTTCCGCCTGACTGGACGCCTTGCACAGCAACCGCCAGAGGTCGCCGTTGCCCACCACCTTGATGTCCCCGACCTTCTGCTTCGCTTCTTCAATGTTCACGTTATCGAGTGTTTTTGGCATAGACTCCTTCTCCTTCAGGAAACCGACGACGCCCAACGCAGGGCCGTTCGCTCCGGAAAAACGACCAAGTAAAACCGGAACTGGCGATCTTGGCACGCAATGGTGAGGATGTTACCCGCTACCGGAACCTACGCCTGCGTGCCGCACCACGTCTGGACGTCGTTCTTACAGGCTCAGACGGAGCGCCCCTCACGGAATTGTGAGGCAGCTAATCAGGGGTGATGTGGTTCGTGCTGCATGGTGATGAGCACCCTGATCCCCCGTCTGAACCATCTGAATAGGCCGACCGAGCAACCGTGGTCTCCCTCACAGGATTATGACGGACACCCGACGCCAGCTGATTAGTACAGCAAACCCCACCTGACTTCGGTGCTCGATAGACCTAACGCGATGCCCGCGTGCGCACGTAGTCGCGTTTCTTCTTCCGGTACTGACGTGGGGTATAGAGCCCCACCTCGGCGCGAAGTGCCTTCTTCAATTGGCGCGCACGCATCCCTCTCATCGGGCGACTCCTTTGAGCGTTTTCTTCTTGGCCTGCCCACCCTTGCGGGCGATGGCTGATCGTTCATCAGCGGTCAACCGGGCTGCGCGTGCTTTGCCCCCTGCTTTCCCGCCACGGGCACACTCCTCCCGCGTAGGAAGGTAAGCATTTTCACGCATTTGTCAAGTCTACCACACCTGCTTGACTGGTGCAACTGAGTGCAACGAATAGGGTTACGCCCCTACCTCAGAGCAACAGGGCCAGCAACTCAATCACGCCCACCAACACGAGCAACGCCGTCAACAGGCGACGCTCATTGGGCGTGAGGTTATTATGGTCGTACATCAGGCTCGCGTGTAGTCCAGTTCCTGCTCCACCAACACCACGGTGAGGTTGCCGCACTGCGGGCACTTCTGTCTGATGGGTGCCCATTGGAGCCACGCACACCGCCGACACGAGAGCAGCACGCCGTGTCTCAGGTCACCGCTGGTGATCCGAGCCTCCGTGGAACGCGGGGCCGGAGCTGACCCGTCGCTCGTCACAGGTTTCGTGGGGAACACCAACACGTCGGCCATGCGAATACCCTAACTCAAAGAAGCCTGCGCAGATCAGTATCTCGATGGTCAAGGCCACGCAGAGCCAGTCAATCATGGGAACACACCACGAATCGCGAAGGGGAGCTTGGTGCAATCGGCACCGGGTCCGGGCACCTTCAAGCAGAAGTCCTTGTTCGCGTAGTCCACGAACAGGGCTTGGAAGTCCGTCAAGCTCGGGCCGGTGTTCGCCCCCGTGCCGGTCTGATAGAGGTTGTACTTTGTGAGCGCCGACGCCGTGACGCCACCGATGATATTGCTGCCGAACACGAGCCCCGGATACATGGTCACCGGGTTGATGCCGCTCGATCCCTCGGGGGTGAAGAGGCCGTAGGTGCCGTGCTGTTGAATGCTGTTCGTCCACACCATCCCCTGCACCGGGCCTGCGGGAATTGTGTGCGTGAGATTCGGTTCCTGATACGGCCAGATGGTGCCGTAGTCCCCCGCGAGAAAGGCGGTGCCATCATGCACGCTGGTGTTGTGATCCCACAGGATGGTCTTCGGCTGCCCGCTCGTGATCAGCGGCCGACCGTTGCCACCCCGCACCGCCCGATTCATCCAGAACAGATTGTTCTTGATGCTGAACCGCTGGCCCTGTCCCGAGCCCGGAGGGAAGCCGTACTGGATGCCGAGGATGTTGACGCCTGCCGAGACGTCCCACACCACATTGTCCTCGAACCCGATGTCTTCCATCACGCACCATGCGGCGCACGTCGTGCCGTTGACCGCCATGGAGAGCACGACGGCCGGACCCGGCTGCGCTTGGTTCCAGTGCAGCTGCATCCAATTGCCACGCGCCATGATGCGCTTGCCGATCTTCACTTCGTAGAGATTCTTGACCACGCGGGCGGGCGACGCGCCGATCCACTCCGCACGCTTCCCGAGATAGTTCCCCTGCGTGAGCACGTCGGCCGGGAGGAAGTCGGGTCCAGCCGGAGGCACGCCCCCAATGAGCACGTTCTCACTCGCCGCAATGATGATGTTGTCCTTGATGGTGACCGGCCCCGGCGTGGAGAGCACCGCCACCCCCTGTGAGTCTTGACCGTTCATCCAGATGTAATCGAAGTAGTTCTGGGAGATGAGGACATTGATGCCGTTCGCGTTGATGCCGCGCTTCTGCCCGAACACGTTCCCCGGATCGCCAATGAACAGGTTCTGCTTCACGAGGATGTTCTTCGGTGTGTCCCCCAGCACGGTGGAGTTGTTGTCGCCGATGCGGAGCATCTCCCCTTGACCGTTGTGATTCGGGCCGAACTTCACGCCTTTGATGGTGATGTTCGAGCCCATGACCCACAGACCGTAGGCGGTGCCGAACCCGCCTTTGATCGTCGCCATGTTGGCCGCATCCAAGGCAGGCTTGGCGGCTCCGAGCGCCCCCACCCCTCGGTTCAGATCCACCCACCCTTCCGTGGTGATGGTGATGTCGTGAATCGGCTTCGGGAGAATCCACGAGATGGCAAACGTGCAGCCTTTGCACAGCTCGATGGTGGTGTAGGGGGCCGCCCCGTTAATCACCGTCTGGAGGTTCGCCGTCTGCGGCACCTTGATCACGAGGGGGGCCGGGGTCTCGGCGGGGGGTGGAGACTTCAGCTTGTCGGCCTCCAGTCCCATCAACCGCAGGCGCTCCAGCAGATCGTCCACCGCTGGGACGTTGAGGGGCGGCACCACCGGGGGTGGCGGGGGTGGGTTCATCTGGGCGGAGGCACAGCTCGCCGAGAGCGTAAAGAGGAGGGCGAGGAGGGGTTTATTCATTCGGAAACTTTCTGAGACACGCACTCTACCGGCTCAATAGGAGCGGGCACGGGCGTCGGGGTCTCGGGTGAGTGATCCCACGATAGCATGGAAGAGGATGTCTTGGTGTTGTTGTGCGGGGGTCAGTTCATCCCATGGTCGGATACTGGGATGTTCCTTCTGGAGGGGATCTTTCTCCGGGCCGTACCGCCATCCTTGATTCGTATGCGTGATCAGCCATGCCGCATGGATATCTCTGGGCTGCCACCACCGGGTGGCGGTCTCGATCACCACCACACGGAGACGATCTCGCTCCGCCTGTGGGGCATACTCCCATGCAGGGATATTCTCCTCCCGCAAAACGAAGCGAGAATAGGCCCGATATGCCTCATACGCAATCGCACAGGCTTGCTCAATACTGACGACGAGGTGACGCATCGTGGTGACTCCTTCACACGCAATCTACACGTGGGGATCTACACCCGTAGAATGTTAATCGGTCTTCTCCACATACACCTCTTCGAGCTTCTCAAACTGGTCGTCGGAGAGGTGGCGGTGAGATTCAAACTGCTCGTTGACGGTGGCGAGGAAGTTCTCCTCCCACTTGGACAGGGGATGCCGGGGTGAGTCGAGGGCGTCCAACATGTGTTGGATAGTTTCGTGGGTTTTCTTCGTGCGTGGGGGCATAGAACACCTCCTGTGGTTCAGGGGCTCGTGAATAGAATTTGCAGTGGGTCGCAGTGCCCGCCATATCGAGCGGGGCGGTAGGGCAGAGTTCTCGGCTGGTACACCAGCCACGATCAGACAGACCGCGCGTCCATCTGTTATGTGCCCAGATCCCGTAGTCTTTCTTCCAATGTACGCACGATTCGCACTGGGGCATAGGCAGCCGCCTTCTGAAGGGAGGGAGGGAAGGCAGACAGTCTAGCACACAACGACAAACGGGGGACAAATTTCTAGCTAGGTGGGGGGAACGTCCGGGGCAGGCGTGGTGCAATTGATTGCACGCGTGAAAAATGCGGGGCTTGGGTCGGACGTTCACCCTTACCCCGCCGTGGACTAACCTTCGGGGGTGTCCTCTTCCTTGGCCGTCCCCGCAGGGGCGACCGAGATGTCGTAGTCGGGGAACAGATCCGCGACCCGCTTGAGAATCACCTCAAACCCGGTGGCCTCGATCACTTCATCGAGACTGAAGGGCTTGTTGATCACCGTGTTGCCGCCGACGTATCCGGCGCAGATGTTCTCCAGTGCCACCGTATCGAACTCGGTGTGGAGTTCCCCCTTCGCCTTCGCCAGCGCCTGCTGGACCACATCGTGCTGGTCGGCCTTCAGCTTGAACTTGATGGTGACCACTTCGTCGGTCGTCTTCGCGGTCTTGTCACCTTCGTCCGAGGGCTGTCCGGCCTTGAGCATGGCCTGCAATTCGAGCACGGTGGCATGCTCGGCCTTCGCCACCCACTCATCGACGTTCTCGGGGGTGAGCACCAGCGCCAGATCCTTCAGCTTGGTCCACCCGAGATGCCCCACCTTTTCCCACGGAATCTGCTTCGTGACCAGATTGTCGTAGATGGTGATGAGGTAACGCGCCTTGCGGCTCTGAAACCCGTAGTGTTCGAGCACGAATGCCTCGAAACTCTCGGACCCCTCGAACCACGAGTTGTCGTTGATCAACTTCAGACAGCCGCCCATCTTGAAGTAGTTGGTCTCGATGTTGTCGGCGAGACGCTCCGCCTCGTTCAGCGCCTTGGTCTTGGAATAGCTCTCGACTTCGTGAGCAATGTCCATGAGCAAGTTGCCGGTCTTTTCGACCTTCGGCTTCGTGGCCTTGGCCGGGGCGACCTCCGTGGCGACGGCTCCCTCGGTCTCTGCTGTTGCTGCTGCCATATGTGTCTCCTGTGCTGATGAGTATAACACAATCTACGAATATGTCAACTCAATCCAGCGAAATTTACGCGGGAACCGCCTCGGGTTTCGTCTTTTCGCCCTTGTCGAAGGCGATGGTCGGGTACTGCTTCTCCATCCGCTTGAACTTGTCGGCGAACAGCACCGCAGGCGGCTGGCCAAACAGGTCGTAGGCGAGCCTCCAGTAAGTGTCCACCGCTCCGGCGAGCAGGCTGGCCATCTGCTTCTGACGGTCGGCTTCCGCTGCGGCCTCTTCCGGCACCGCCACCACATCCACTTCCCGCTCTTCCTTCGTCCCACCCTTGTTGGGGAGCACGACGCTCTTCATGATCTTCTGCATCTTCGGGCCGTCGAACGTGCCGTGCTCCACGACCCGGAGCAGATCCGTGGCAAGCCCGTTGAGCGTCAGCAGGGCTGCCGTGCGGGTGCCCACCAGCTTCGACTTCTTGGTGGACGCGGGCATCTTGCACTTCAGGACGCGGCAGAGGATGGTCAGGTCATACCCGACGTCCCCCATGGCGACAAACGCCCGGTCCTTCATTTCCTGCGTCAGTTGCAGGCCCAGCACGTACTGGTTCAGCGCCTGCACCAGCGAGCCGGTGTTGGCCGCGAGACTGACTGTCGCCTTGGCGATGTTGGTGCGAGCCGTGTTCTTGGACACGACGCGCAGGCCGAGCTTGGCAGGCTTGGTCGCAACCGTCTTCATCGCATTCTTGCGAAAATTGCCGATAGGCATGCCGATTTCCATCACACACTCCTTGGATAAACGAACAACTGAAGAGTCCCACTCCTTGGCTACGACCGCCGACCCAAACCCCGCTTGGGTGCCATGCTTAGAGACTACGCTCCTGCCTAAAGTTTGTCAATGAGAAAATCGTCAATGACGGCCGGACAAAACGCCGGTTACTTTGAGAAGGGCATCTTCTCCCATTTGGCCCATTTGTGCAAGGGCAAACGCGTCCATGATATCGTGCGATTCACTGGTGTGGCCCCACCGTTGACGCACCGCGAGCGCCATCATGTCCTTCGTTGCATTCCCCTTGCCAGTGGTCCACTTCTTCAGGACTGGGACTGGGACTTCAAACCACGGCAATTGCAGGCGGCTGAGCACCACCCGGATGACCGTGCCAACTTCCACGAGGGTGATGAAACTACTGATATTCTTGGAATAAGCGTAGCCTTCCACTACGATCAAGTCCGGTTTCCAGACACCGAGGGTGTCTTCCACCTGCTTGGCAATCAATTGCAACCGGAGGAATCCGCGCTCCCTTGGCAAATGGATAGTTTTGCCACGGTCTTCGTCGTCGCCAACGAGGGCCATGCCGGTACAGGTGGCGATGTCGAGCCCGACCGTTCTCATGGTCCGGGTTGGGCTCCGGCGAAAATGGACACCGGCACGGTGACCCAGTACCGGGAGAACACGACCACGTTACCGTCCTTTTCGAGCGATGTCAGATACTCTTTGGCTCGTTCCAACGTAAAGGACGTTCCCTCTTGATCCGTCACCGTGTAGGTTTCAATACAGACCCGGCGAAAGGTCTTCAAAAACCCACCCTCCGCCAGAGCTTGACTGGTCCGGGCCACCCGCAGTGCTTGCAGGTGGGGTACTCAAACAACCCCTGTGACCCAAGGTGCCACTCCCACGAGTGGCGCTGCCAGCGCAACCAGCAATGGAATATCATAGGGCCTCCCACATGACTTGGGCCGGGTGCTGGCCAGAAAAGCATTCCTGACAAACACTGCACTTTTTGGCAATCGGGTCGAGCGCCGTGCCACAGATCCCCGAAGGCATCTTCTGCTCCTCCCGAAAGAGCTGCACGGCACGGGCCTTCTGCAAGAGGGTCACGAGCGGTGCGTCTTCCCGCTTGACGATGTACTCCTTGAAGGGCAGGATTTCATTCCACTGGGCATTGAGCTTACCGTAGCCCCGGCTCACGTAGAGCACACGCCCCTCCGCCTGATTGATCTTGTCCTTGTAGACGCTGTTGGACTCCGCCACGAGCTTCAGATAGAGGTTGGTGCGCAACCGGTGCTCCGGCTGCGGCATGACCAGCACGTCGAAGTCTGTGGGATTGAGGGTCTTCACCTCGGTCACCACCAGCTTCGGTGCGCCGACATCGAACAGGACATCCGGGCTGCCGCTCATGCCCCCCGCCTCAAACTGCACCTGCCGGTAGGCCCACCAGTGCTTCGAGCCATCCTTGCAGTACCCATTCGGCTTGCACACCATGGTGCGCTGGGCGTTACACTTCCGACACTCCCAGTTCCCAATGGCCGCGTCCCCGGCCCACTCCTCCACCAGCATGGTCTCGGTCGCCAGCCCCATCTGAAAGGTGAAGTCGAGCGCGGTAGAGAGGAATTCAATCTCGGTTTTCTTGGCGAACAGGTCAAAGAACGCCCAGCGTCTGGGACAGAAGTCCGGCCGGGTCACATCGGAGGCATGCACCACGTCTCGGGTGCGGCCTTGCTGTGGCCCCCCGAGATGCCGCTTGAGGGCGGCGATGACCGACTCCTTCGGCTTGTTGGTTTGATGGATGGCTTGCTTCAGCCAGCTCCCCGGCGTCAACGGCACGTGAGCGATCCCATGAAGAAGCCTGCCCGGTACAGAGCTTCCATCCACACCCACAGCACCACACCCGCGACGCACACGCAGACGAATCCCTTCACGGCTCAGTCTTCGGTGGGCGTGGGGTTGACGCCGCCTTGCGCTTCCCACGTGTGGTAGATGAGCCCGTATTCCGGCCCCGGTGCGTCGCCTGTGCAGGCATACACTCGGACGAAGGTCAAGAGGGCCACCTTCCGTGGGAGGTGACGAGCGATCCACCATGGGATCTTCTCCTGCACCATCTGCCGGATCAACACGGGGATCAGCCAGCGGTAGTACCCCAGTCTGTAGCGCAGGCCCCGCTTAGTAGCCCGCCGTTCTGGCCCTGTATAACGCATAACGACTCAATTCGTCGTGGGACCGCCCACTTTTGCCCGATTGTTGTCAGGGATCATCAACTTGCTGAGGGTCTTGGGGTGGCAGCGTGGTTTCTTCTTCCGGTGGTCGCCAGAAACAATCCGTATTGTGGCTTCCATCCACACGGTCACGGGCTCTTCGTCCCGCGCAGGCACCACCACCGACACATTCGCCAACCCACAGAGGTCGCACGAATACTGTACTACGATTGTCAAGGGGATCTCAGTCACCGAGCAACTCCTTGAACACTTCAAGCGGGATGGCGATCCACTGGCTGTGACTCGTGAGCACGGGCTTCCCTTCCGCATCTACGAAGGACAACACTACACCGGGCCGTTGGCCATGGGAGACCGCTTCCTTCGCGATCTTTGACAGCCACCCAATGTCGAGGGGGAGCGTCTGCTTGACGGTCGATTTCATCTCCAGTCGGAAGTTCTCCTCCTTCAGACTAGCATCCGACTTCGAGCCCGCACCCGCCCCCGAGTTGGCGTGCATCTTCGCGCCCATCTGTCGGCCCACCCGCTGCTCGGACTTCTTGCCGTGCGTGTTGCCCCCACCGGCCGCGACCCGATCAAGGAATGGGTTGCCCATGTTCGTCCACCCTCCATGCCCAATGCACGGCGATCCAATCGAGGATGCACGCCGCTTCCGAGATTTTGTCCGCGTGTCCGGCGAGCCGCATCGCGGCTGTCCACCACGGGTAATAGGACAGCAGAATTTCACACTCGGAGACCACGTGCTCTCCGGACTGATCTTGATACTTCCACCGACCGTTCACACCGTCTTGCATTTGCAACTGGTGATCCACATGATGGCTTCGGACAACCGGGCCTCCGCTTGGTAGTACGCAAACTCGTTGCCGGGTGGGTAGACGCGGAGCCGCTTCAGACTATCCAAGTCTTCGGTCAGGTCTTGTAGGAGCTTGAGGCGATTCTCTTCGGCTTCGGCGGCTATCTGGTATTCCATGTTTTCCATTTTCTCTGCACCCATGGCACCCAGACCGGCGAGAACGCGTAGAGCCAGAGTGACACCGCTGCGACCACCACCACGATGGAGTCAAGCCAGTCCTTCCGGAGCGTGCTAATCATGGGCTCTCTTTTGCAATTGGTTGCACCGGGACCGCTTCACCGGGCTCGACGTCCTTCGCGGAGAAGTCCTTCTCCTCCACCAACATCAAAGTGTCGGCGTAGTTGTCCATCACCAGCTTTTGCACCATCATCCGGAACGTCAGGTCGGCGGTGTACTGGTCAGACATCGCGGTGAGGGTGGGGAAGGGGAGGTTGCCCTTGCTCTTCTGGCCGGGAGCGGTGAGGTGGAGAGCGTAGCCCTTGGTGTCCTTCACCAGCAGGCCCATGGCTTGAAGGTGCGACTTCACCATGTTGAAGCTGTCGGTCTCCCCGATCTTCAGGTCGTCATGGTCCGACACGCAGAACTTGAAGGTGAAGTTCACGGCTCGGACGGGCACCTTGGCCTTCTTGATCACCGCGTGCGTCTCCTTGAACAACAGCGTGCTGCTCGCATTGTCGATGATATTCGTCGCCCGCACGCGGACGCGGAGGCTAGACAAGAATTTTTGTGCCTCACCCCCCGGCATGGTCTCCGGGTCACCGAACAGGACACCGGGCTTGAACCGAGTCTGGTTGATGAGAATCACGCACGGGTCGTGGTCTCGCTTCGCTTCCTCACAGAAGGCAATCATCAGCTTGTTCACCATGCGCTTGATCAGCAACGCCGACGATCCGATGTCGTAGTTCTCCACGCTCTGCGCAATTTCCTTCGAGGCAATCAGGCCCGCCATCGAATCGACCACGAGGATGGCAACGTCTTCCGCGCGCACGAGCGCGTCGCACAGGTCAATCGCCTCTTCGCCGTAGCCTGCATTCACCACGAGGAGGTTCTTGGTATCGACACCCATCTTCTCCGCCCAGAACGGGTCGAAGGACTGCTCCACGTTCACCCACACGGCCTTGTTCACCGGAGGGGGGAGCTTCTGAGCCGTAGCGACCGCCTTCAAGGCGAGATTGGTTTTGCAGCTGGACTCTGGCCCATACACAATGCTGTAGCGCCCACACGGAAAGCCTCCGCCGATATAGAAGTCGAACTCAAAGATCCCGGTGGGCAGCCGCCGCACCGAGGGAATGGCGTTCCCCGGCACCGCCACTTTGTCGCCTTTGGTTTTCCGAATCCCAGCCAGCACCTCTTGCAGGTTGCCGCTGTAGCCCGGTGTCTTACTAGCGGTCTTCTTGGGGGGAGGCTCGGGCTTCGGCTCCGGCACACTAGGTTTCGCGGACGTTGAGGATTTGAGGTTCAGGGCCACTCGCTTCTGCCTCCGCTGCTTTGACGATCAGAATCTTGGCCAGATCACGAGCTTGGTTAGGGGAGAACACGATGTAGCCCTTCCCCTCCTTGTCCACATCCAGCTTGTAATGGTTGATGACCACTTCGTGTCGTAGGTTCGTGCCGACTTCCAAGGTACCGGCCATGGAAGTATCTTTCCGCCGAATCTTCAACATCGTTCACTCACCTTTGGCGATCTTGACGGCTTCATCAATTTTTTCGGACACCCAGTTGGTGGCGTATTCGTAGGCTTCGTTCAACGAGTCGTTGTCACACGGCACGGTGATATGCACGCCGATGCGCGCCGACTCGTAGTTGCCGAGATTGAGCGTGCGTCCGCCTTCGACGGTGATGGACATGCCGTTCGTGAACACCCCCGGATGGAGCGTGCTCGTCTCACTCGTGCCCCCCGCGATGGTCTTACCGGAGACGGTTTGTTCCTTGGTCACGATGCCGGTGACCGGCTTGGATTTCTGGGCCGCGAAGCCAAGGTGCTCGGTGTAATCAGTACCGGTTTTTGGTGGGACGGCTTTCCCGCCGCCCATTTTCAGCGCCATGCCAACTCCTTTGGTCTCCGCATTCGCACATATTCTGTCTAAGAGTGACGGGTGCAGGATGTGCAGCTCCCGCACCAGCGCCAACGTGAATGCTACCGCGTCTTCGTGACTACCAATTGGCATACACCAGCTGCACGACGTTTTCGAGCGCCGACCGCTTGGCTTCGCCGACACGAATCCCGTGAGTCTGAAAAAACGTCTGAAGAGTCTGCAAGAGCGCCGTCTGCTCCGGCTTGAACCAGAGCCGCCCTTCCCGACGATAGGGCTCAGGGAAGTAGTTCTTGCGTCGCCATTCACGGAGCACCCACACAGTGATCCCCAACGTGGTGGCCATATCGTTGAACGAGAGTGTGTGCCCGTCCGTCACCGGCTGCTTCTTGGTCTCCCGCTGTTGCCGAGACCGTGCGAGCGCCTTCGCGCGATATTCCGGGTCTTCCCGATACCGTTTGGCCCGCTTCTCGGACAGTCGGTCCTTATTGGCTTCGTACCATGCGTCCCAGCTGAACCCCGGCTCTAATGAGGCCGGGGCAACGGGCGTGACCGATGCAGCTTTCACAAACAGTAGTGCCATGCGCGTATACCCCTAGACTTTGACCACCTCCGCCCCGATTTCGTAGTACTGCTTCAAGCGGGCGAGGTGGAATCCCTGAAAGATCGAGTTGTAATCGACCAAATCGAGGATGATGGGCTGCTTCTTATCGTCCAAGAACCGAAGGACGCGTCCCACAGCCTGAGTGACATCAGCTCGCGGTGTGGCCATCACCAACGTGTCCCAGATAGGCACGTCCGTTCCGGTTGCACACATTTTGTAGGTGCCGAGGATGATTACACGATTCTTCGCCAGTTTCAGTTCTGGCTTCTTCATGCCCCCTACATAGTAGCCGATTTCGTTACCCGGCACACCTTCATTCGTCAACATTTGGAAGAGCCGGTTCAGATGCCCCTCACGTAGGTCGGACATCACCAGCGTGCGCCGTCCGTTCTTCCATGATTGCAGGACGAAGTTGACGATTTCCATGTTCCGTCCGTCCGAATTCGCCATCGCCTTGGCGACCAGCATCATGCGGCCGGGGCCATGTGGGATGGGGATCTGCTGCCAGCCATTGCCCACCAGCTGCCGCCGACACGGGATGCGCCATCCGGTCTGTCGCACCAAAATCTTGGGCTTCATCCCGATGATGTGACCCTGCACCAGCGTCGGCCCAATATGCCAGTGCAGGAGCTGCGTCTTCCCATCCTTCCGATTCGGCGTGGCACTGAACCCGAGCCGTGATTTAGCCGAGAACAACTGGCAGACCCGAACGAAGCACTCCGCTGCCATCTGATGCACTTCATCCAGTACCATCAACCCGAAGTAGCGATACATCGCCGATGGGTACTTGTCGGGAATCATGAGGCTCTGCACCATCCCGATGACAAACTGCTTCCCCACCCAGTCACAGACGTCGCCTTGGATGTGCCCCACCAATGACGGCGGGATACCGAGCACGTTGATCAGTGAATCGCGCCACTGCGCCACCAGATCGTCCTTCGTGACCACAATCAGCGTGGCCTGTCCGAACCGTGCCGCGATCCAACCACCCACGATGGTCTTACCCCATCCGGTGGGAGCCTCGAAGATGTGGTTCCGCTCATCGATCAGGAGCTGCAACGATTGCTGGGCGCACACGCCTTGCTCATGGCGGGCCGTGAAGGTGACAGGAATCGAATTCTGTGGCCCGCGTGACCGCCAGTCATTCGGTCCCATGGCGTAGGGCGCACTCTCACGAGGCACCAGCAACGTGTTGCCCTTCCGAATGGCTCCGCGCACCTCTTCCCCATACGCCGACTCAAACGTGTACAACGCTTCGAGCCCCTCGTTGTAGGGGAAGGACGACATCGCCGCCGTCGTGATCGGGATGTCTACGGTGACGAAGCCGTGCTTCACAGATCCTCCATGAAAACCTCTGACCCCCTACGTGCTACCTGTACCGGACAGATGGCCAGTGAACCTAGGAACAGTCCGCTTACACGTAGGAGGTCAGACCTTTATAACTTGTGCGCCGCGCGTTTCACGAGATAATTCTGCTTCTGATCTTCCGCGCACTGACTACAGCGTTGCTTCGGCCACCGGTCATTTACGTGCGGACCAGAGACACAGAGCTTCTTGCGTCGTTGCGCGGCGACATACGTCTTGTTGTTGACCCGTGTCTGCTTCACAGCTCCTTCGAGTAATCCACCGTCTGCGCAGGCGTGGACGCCATGCCGCTGGCTGGAGCCGTCATGGTGTCCGGCTTCCCGAGCCCGAGGGCGCGCAACTCCATGCTGGACCGGTAGCTGATTTCCTTCTCGTAGTCCGCCACGGTGAAGTTGGTGACCTTCTTCTTGGTGTTGGTGGTGGGGTCCGTCTTCTCCACCATAAACATCTTCTCCAGCTCGGCCCGCTCGCGCTTCTCTACGAAGTCGAACATCGATCCGACGCCTGCCGACTTGTCGCCGACACGGGAGACGTCGAACGTGGCACAGGCCAGCCCCGCGCGTTTGCCCCCAATCTTGTTGAGAATCTCGAACGTCTGCGGCTTGGCCACGAGTAGCCGCTTCTGATCCTTGTAGGTTTTCGTCTTGTCCTTGCTGTGCGTGGTGCGGTGGTCGAGCACCGTGAAGAGGGCTACCAACGAGGGGCGGTCACCGGACTGGCAGATGGGGCATGGGTCGCTCGCGGTCTCCGGCATGGTCTTTTCCGGACACACGAAGAAGTTCATCCAGCTACCATTGAGATAGAGGTTGTGTTCGTAGTAACGGGGTGGCTGGAGATACCCCTCGGTGGTGAGGTCGCCGTCAATGAAGGTGATGCGCGCTTCTTCCTTTTCCTTGAGCCAGAACCGGAACATCTTCCCTTGGCTCTCACGATACGCCTGCGCTTCGGCCTCTTGTTTCTTGGCCAGTTGGGCACTCGCGGCCCCTTTTTTGAGAAACTCTAATGCCATACGTTCTCCTTTTCGGTCAACGGCGTGACCATAGGTTGTCCCAAACGGACGAACCAGTCTACGCTAAACAGACTTATTTGTCAAGAGGTAGGAAGTGCAATCAATTGCACGCTATAGCAGGGCGTCAATGCGGTCTTTGAGATATTCCACCGCGCAGTCATCCGGGTCATGGGCTCCTTCATCGAGCCAGATCGCCTTGTACCCAATCCCCAGTTGCGCGCAGTACTTGGCGTACAACACCATGCTCATCTGCCCCGTCTTGTCCGTATCGGGGATCTGAATGATGAAGGGACAGTCGCCGAGCTTTTTGAACTTCTCCCATGACGGCTTCGCGGTGAGGGCTGCCAGCGTCTTCGGGTAGGCTTGCACGGTCTTCCAACAATCGAACTGCCCCTCCACAATCACAGCGGGGCCGGACAGGTTCAGCGCCTGCTCATGGTACCAGACGAGGCGATTGTTGTTCGAGCCTTGCCAACTGTAGTCGTAGTGCTTGCCGGGGCCGGTGGTCTCCGGATGGATGGACCGGCCTCGGGCTCCGGCGAGCCGTCCAAACACATCCCGGTAGGGCGCGACGATCATGTGCCGCTTCAGGTCGAAGCGCAAGTCATGCTGCGCCATCTGCGTGACAGTAACCCCTCGGGTTAAGAGATAGGCATTCGCCACGTCAATCCACGCCACGGGGGTGAAACTATCGAGCCAGTACTGCGGCCATTCCTGAAACACCTGATCCGGCCTAGGGAATTCCCCGTAGGCGGGTAAGGGTTGCACCTCAGAGGGAGTGGTCAGCAATTCATGGCAGAGAGCAAAGTTGTATTGATGCGCGGTGGATTTGGCGTACAGCTCCACGGCATGGAGCAATTCTTCCGCACTCCCCGCCTGACAGGCAAAGCACGAGTAGTGGCTCCGACCTTCGGGGTCAATGCGAAGTCCGAAACTGGGGGAATGGTCAGCGTGCTTTTCATGCAGCCACGGCGCGAGCGGACAGCTGGCCTCCACCCACCCGTTATCCTTCACGCGGATGTGATTCGCCCCAAGGGCCTGTAAGAACGCGACACACTGGTCGGCGGTCATCGTTTGGCGAACTGGTCCCGCATCATTCCGAAGATCAGCTCGGAGAGCCGCGTGGCGTAGGCGGCGGCGTCCTCTATCCGGACCCCCGTCTTCGCGCAAAAGGTAGCCGTCTCTTCAGCGAGTCTGGCTTTGTAAAACTCCGGCAGTTCCGGAGGTACGATCTTCAACACCGTCACCACCGAGCGCGGCTCCGAAGTGTGATGCGCATCCGAGGGGGGATCATGGTCATTCTGCATCGTCACGCCTTTTCTTTGAGGAGTACTTCCAACTGCACCTTGATCGCGTCGAGTAATTCTCGGGCCTCCGTGGTCCACAGCACTTCACGTTTGGCTAGATCCTTGGCCGAGGTCACCACGAGCCCCGCCAACCCTTTCCGATACACAGCCAGCTCCGCTACTACCCCTTCTTGCGCGCGTAGCTTGATGACTTCGGTGTGGCGAATCCGATAGTACTGGAGCACCACAATCCACACCAACATGATGGTACACACCACGTTCACGAGCGTCAGCAACGTCAACACTTTCAGAACCGTCATTCACTCTCCAGTAGCACGGCCAGAGATTTCCACCCATTAGCGCGCAGGATGGCCAGAATCTCCTTGGCCCGATCCGCACTCCGGAACAAGCCTCGGTATTCGTTGGCGAGTGCACTGGCGTCTCGGGCGGTCATTGGAGTTTCCGGGCGAGCTTCACGACCACCGTGATGATCATGGCAAAGAATGCCAGCCACAGCAGGGCCAAGCCCGCATTGATGAGAGTGTACCAGACATTATTCATCGGAGTCGTTTCCAGTTGGTGCAACAGTTGTTGCGGGGATGTGGCGTATCCTGCCCGTCAAGACTCTCACACGTGCCCCACCCGAGCACCCAGCCCACGACCCACCATGCGCGCTCCACACCTGCGTCCCAGAAGGCATCAAAATTCACCGTCAGCTCCTTCAGCACATGAACATGTAATGCGTCCGACCACCGCCTTTAGAACACGCGACGGGAGCGGCCTTCGGCCGGTCATCCTTCTGCCAATTCTTCGCTGTCCCAGCAGGCATGGTGGCTCGCACCCAATCAAGCGCCTCCTCCCACGTGCCATAGGAGCACACCTGACACTGGAGGAGTTTCCACCACGTGACTTCATGCAACGGATCGCCGATGTCGTCAGTCTCAGGCATGGTGAACTCAAATTTTAGAGGGCTGGCTTTCGGTGGCATATGACTCACCAAAGCTGTGCTGCGCCGCCCCCAGAACGCTACGGGAGTGTGCCAGTCGGCCAACCGGCACACCCTAATTGCACTCTAAACTCTTACCAGTACTTGATGGCGAAGTGCGCGACGACGTAGAGCATCCCCACCGGCACCGCCACCAGAAGCAGCCAGAAGAAAGTCAACGCGATGGCCTTCCCCCACATCTTCAGAATGAAGTACCGATCCTCCTCACGTCGCCGGAGTTCGCCGCCGTGAAGCGGGTTCATTTCTTCACCGGCCGCGTCGCCTTCAGCGTCCGGCTCCCCGGCACTTCTTCCGTGTGCTGGGCCAGCTCGAAGCCGCCGAGCATGGTCTTCAGCGGCGTGATGGAGATGTCCACCACGTTCTCGGCCGCTTCCCGGCCATACTTGTCGAAGAGATACTCGATGAGTTTCAGCGGGTCCGACGCCACCGTCTTAGTGCTCCGCACCGAGAACTCGATTTCCCCCTCCGGGCTCGTGAACAGCGCGGGCTTGTTGTCGGCGAACAGCTCGTTGGCCGACTGCGCCAGCACCTTCCGGATCTTCTCCATCTGGGCGACCGTTTCCTTCATGTCGTGCTCCACATACTTCCGGTAGAGCGCGATGTATTTCACGGTCTGGGCTTCGAGTTCAGATATCGCCTCGGCATCCGGGGTCACCACCACCTTGTGGATGGTCGGTTCCACGACGGCAGTCGCCGGGGATGGGGCCGCGAGCGAGGCTTCCAGCGCGGCGTGGAGCTTCGAGACGGCAATCGCTTTGGCCACCGCTGCTTTCTTCGGGGCCGGAACTTTCATGAGTAATGCCATGGTTCACACTCCTTGTGACTCCGGTAGTATACCACTCAGACTACCGTTTGTCAACTAATCCCACACCTCATCGCGATAGCGGTAGCCGCGCACGACCCCACCCCACCCGTAGACGGCGCGGAGGTAGCCGCGATGGCGCACGAGACGGCGGAGACGAAGTTTCTTCGAGCGTTTACCAGTCATTTGAATTTGGCCGTCAGCTGCGTTTTGCACGCAATGCAGTGCAAGTTGAAAAAGATGGTCGTGCCATCCTTGTGATGGCGCTGATCCTGATCGCACCAGTATCCGAGCCAGTCCGACTCCGGTATCGTGTGATCGATGACGTGCGGCGTCTCGGTCTGATGGGCATCGCTCAGGAATTCAGCCTGTGCGCCGTCTCCATCACCCGCGTGTGCCCGCGCATCGAGTGACTGTGGGGGTCGTCGTTTGGCCATTTTTGCTCCTGAAAAGAGTAGGGTGCGCTTCGACGCCAGAACTCCCATCAACGGCCCGTGCCTCCGGTTGACACCTTGGCTCCACGCACCCCGCGAAGTGGCTGGCACGGCAGGACTCGAACCTGCGACCTTGGGATTAACAGTCCCCTGCACTACCGACTGTGCTACATGCCATCGTAAAAAGGTGCCCGGTGGTGATGGGTTCCCGCGTCCACCTCCCACCGGGTTCGGACAGGGCTCCTCGTCGCCTACTGCCCTGACAAGAGCTAGTATACCACAATCTGAGGGTTTGTCAACTGCACTCAGTTGCAGTCAAACCCATTGGAGTTCCGGATTCAGGTCCGCCACGGTGGTGCCGACTGGGGGATTGGTCTGGTTGAACTGCATGGCCTGAAAGTCCCACGCGATGGAGAAATGACCGACTTCCCCGTTGCGCCCCTTCATCACCTGCACCTTCCGCTCCTTCATGGTTTCGACCGAATCCTCCTGATAGAGCGACAGGGCGATGGAACTGATCTGGCCGATGGCGTCCGAGTAGCCAATATCCTCCAGATCCCCCTTCTCCCCGGTGCCTTTCTTTTGCTTCTTCGAGGCATCCCGGTTGAACTGCCAACTACAGAACGCCATCATGTCGAGGTCGGTGCAATGCCGTTTGATCAGCTCCACATTCTCCGCCGCCCGCGTGAACCGATCCAGCTTGAAGTTTTTGTGCCGAAGCAGATACGCCCCGTCCACCACCACGATGGGACATTCGAGCATGTCGGCAAGAGCGAAGATGTCTTCCACGTTGGCGGCAAGGTTCCCGTCGATCACGTAGAACTTGGCTTGCTCCAGCGCCATCCCCTTGAGCCCGGTATAGAACTTGGCGAGGGTCTGGGTGCTGTAGCCGCCGACCTTCAGCTGTTGGATGTTCTGCTTCGTGTACATGGCGGTGACCCGCTGGGCAATCGGGAGGGTCATCATCTCCATAGAGACGTAGAGCACGTTCATCTGCCGGATGGTCCAGTTGTAGAGGGCGATCCACAACGTGAGCCACGTCTTCCCCACCGCTGGACGGCCCACGATGGAGACCACATCCCCCGGCATCACGCCCCCGCTCTGCTGATCCATGTAGGGCCAGCCGAAGTACGCCACGGTGTCGGACACGAGCGCGTTGTGGTAGGCGGTGAGCACCAGCGAGGGCGCTTCCACGCCGACGTCCAGAATCCGGAACCGGTACTTCTGCTCGGTGATGTCTCGCACGCACGCGCGCAGCGCATCGAGCGCCGCTTCATGGGCATTCTGATCCGACTTCAGCAACGACTGCGTGTCCAGATTCGCCTTGTTCAGCCGCTCGTAGAAGTATTGGTTTTCGAGCAGCTGAATGTAGTAGCTACTGGGCTCCGGCACCTCCACGACCCCGACGTCTGGAAACGCGGCATGCAGGGTATCGAGCTGCGGTAACACGTGATGGCCTTTGAGATGATCCGTCACCCATGCGAACAACGGTTGCTCGTACGGCTTGAAGAGCAGCGGACTCAATTTCGCCCGTGACCACTCCATCGGATTCTGTTCGGCGCACAAGCGTTTGATGACTTTAAGTCCAAGGGCATACGACATCTAATCCGTGACCACCTTGAAGCGACTGAGGAAATCTCGAAACGGCGCACCATACACACTGATGATGGCGGTCAAGTCTTCGACGTACACGACGGTGGGCTTGCTCTTGATGGAGCGTTCGAGCAACAGGTCATACACCGACTGCACGCGCCACGGCGGCATGTTCTTGGACATGGCCGTCATGCACAGATTCGGGATGATGAGCACCGAGGGGTTCGGCGGAACGCCCCCATGCAGGGTGCTGTCAATGAGCGAATTCAACGGACACACGCGCGCATCCACGTAGTTCCGAATCAGGGCTGCCGCAATCGCCTGACACCGGGTATCGGGGCGCGCGACGCCATTGAGCACGAGTCCGGGGGTGCCGTCTTTCAAATAGGTCCAGAACTTCTTCACCCAGTCAATTTCGTCCGGTCCACAATTCTTCGTCATGGACTCGTACAGAAAATGTCCTTGGATGCCTGCGATGGAGCAGACGTTTTCAAAGTCGGCGATGATGCGAGCGTGTTCGAGCGCGTCCAACATGACGATGGTTTACCCCTTGAGCCCCGCCAACATGTCCGCCAACTCCTGTGCGGTCATCCGGTGCGGGACATCCTCTGGTCGAGTCGCTGCAACTGATTGCACGACGGGTGCCGTCGAGGTCACAGCGACCGGCGTGGGTGGTGGACGGAGGAGGTTCACCACCACGGCATGATGTTTCAACAAGAATCCGATGTGTGGCGACGTGGGATAGGGCGTCCCGGCTTCCGCCCCCGCGCGCGCCGCAAACTTCCACCAATGGTTCACCGCGTAGTCAATGACGTCACGTGTTGTATCACCACAATACTGGCACAACTGCTTCAGTTGGCCCGCTTCTTTTCCGGTGAGGGGTTTTTGATACCCGCCACACACCGTGGCACACCGACTCGCCCAGAAGGCACTGAGTTTCCCAGTCGCCGGGGAGGGTGCCGCCCGTTTCGCCGCCACAATCTCCGATGCTTTCACGAGGGCCTCCTCAGCTCGGCTGTGCGCGCCTGCTTGTACGCTGTCTACTGTACCCCTATTCTCCCTTTCTTCCTTCTCCTTCCCCCCCGCCTCTTGAGCTTGCGTCTGCGCAAGATCCGGTGTCCGTGTCTCTGTCTGTACTCTCTGTACTAGAGTGGCGTGATTCACACCGCTCTTAGAGTGGCGTGTTTTACACCACTCTAGAGTGGCGTGTTTGGGTGGGAGCCCCACCTGTAACAGCTTCACCGGGTCGCATAACAAGCGAATATGACTCACGTTCAATCCGGCGAATTTCATCTGCTTGACTTCGATCAGCTCGATGGCCCGGAGCACGCGGATGGCCCGCTTATACCGCTCCAGCGTGAGACTACACTCGGCCATCCACTGGTCACGGGTCTTTGCCACCCACATGCGATCCAGTTTTTGCACACGGAGCTTAGACTTACCGGCCTTGTTCGGTAGATGCCAGAAGACGATCTGCGCAAGGAGTGATCCAACCGTCGTATCACCCCCCATAAGGGCGATACACTGGGGTCTCACGTTCGGGAAAATGTCGATGGGTCTGGGACAAAGGGAGGGAATGCTGGCGGCTTTGGACACGACACGGCCTTTCTCGCGCAAAGGTGAAGCCCCCCACGCGATTGGGAGGCTTCAGGAAACTTCCGGGTGACTACGCGACGCGCTGCGAAGACCGCGTGTAGAGAATCTCGAACGCCTTCAGGAGGGGCGGTGTGCTGATAGCCAGCAACCGATCCAAGAGCGCCTTCACCCGCGACTTGGGTTTGGCCTCCGCCTCCAGCCGCTTCAACAGCTGGTCAAGCGGATCTTTCCCGAAGTGCATCCGCTCGTAGTGCTCCCGCTTCAGATGGTAGGTGGCTCCAAGACTCGCCAGCTCCCCCTGTGTCTTGTCCCAGTACGCCATGTCCGGGTAGAACTTGACGTTGAAGCAGTCGCTGGTCAGCTTGCGGATGGCGACGATCCCCAGATCCCCCTTCACCGCTGCCACCAGATAGGTGGCGGTAGAGGAGAGTCCATCCATCACCCGGAGAATCTCGATCCCCTTGATCCCCGGCATCGGCACGACCGGCAGATCCAGTCGCAGCGAGTGGCCATTCACCCGGATGGCCTTCTTGCCGAGGATACTCAGGTCCGAGGCACTCTGAAAGTCGGCATCTCCCTTCGCTGCCGCCTTCGAGCCCTTGGCCTTGCCCTTGGCCTTCTTCTCGGGTTCTCCCCGCCCCTCCTTCACGGCCAACTCCGCCTTCACAGCCGCTCGGGCCGTGGGGGCGAGGGCCTTCGCCGCAATTACCGCTTTCCGCTCGGACAACCCCAGCTTGCGCAGCTTGGCCACGAGTTTGTCGAGCAACGACAGCTTCTTCGCCATGCTCAGTTCACCGTTCCTTTCCCATCATCCGGGTCATCGTCATCGTCGTCTTCATCCTCGTCGTCATCTTCGTCTTCGTCGTCGGGGTCTTCATCGGATTCGGCAGTCGGCACGTAGTGCTGAGCCTTCGCCTTGTGCAGCTCCGTCAGGTCGGGGAAGGTGAGCACGAGCTTCACCTGATCCGGGTCGAGCGTCGCGAAGAGCGAGCGCAGCAGTCCGGGCAGATCCGTCACGTCGATCTGGAACCCATCGAGGTTCGCCTGCTCGGTGATCCAGCTGGCAAAGGCGGACCACAGGTCGGCCTTGTCGGCGAAGGACAGAAACTCCGTGGACCGGGGTGCGGGCGCGAAGACCGGCACGGCGATCTTGTCCAGCCGGAAGCCGGTGAACATCTTGTCGGGGTCCGGCACCCCACGAGTGTTCAGCTGCGTCTTGCCGTCGAGTGTCTCCAGATACTGGGCTCGTTCCCGCTTGCGGAAGTGGGTGAAGTCCGAATACTGGCCCGAGCTGGAATGCGCGACGAAGCGCACGATGATCGCACCGATCCCGGTGTGATGGGTCTGATAGTCAAGCCCAATCCCGAGGTGTTCGGTGCCGCGTGACGCGACGTCGATGTAATGGTTGCTGGAACCGCGATAACGAAGCACTGATTCAGTCGGCATGTCACACACTCCATTGTGGGAAAATTGAGGGTTTCTCGCGACCCGGAGATAGAATAACACCTACATTGGCGTTTGTCAAGTAAGCAATTTGCAATTGAGTGCCAACCCATCCGTTCTAGTTACGACTCTTTGGGTGGCTGCAAGTGGGCCAACTCATCAAGGCTGATGAAGCCTGCCGCCGTCCACCGCGCGTACCGCAATTCTTTCAGCTCAGGCACGATGGCGACGGCACAGTGAGCAAATTCCGGCACACACTGCGAAAGGGCCAATTCCTCAGTATCCGCTTCGATATTGCGAAACATCAAGGAATCGTTGACCGCTGCAATCACAGTGTACTTCATGCCTTCTCCTTCTCCAGCCAGTTGTTGGCTTTGATGGTCTCGTAGACCAACACCCGCACTTCGGCGTGAGAAAACGTCACCTTGGTCGTGCCACTCAGCACCGCCCCCAGCACATGGTTCCGCTTCTCAGTCGGGGCTTTGCCGAGCACGGACTGATACGTCTTCCGGGCGAACGCGTGCGCCGCCGACGTCTGCAACTTCTCGAAGGTCATCACCTTGTCGATGCGGAGCGCCCGATACAGCTCCTTCGGCAGGGCGTCGATGTCGTTGGTCGTCATGACGGTCAGCACCTGTGCCTTGTGGTACTGGAGCCACCACAGGGTCTGACTGAGAATACGACGGGCCGTCCCTTCGTCGCCCCCCGAGCCGCCAAACTGCTTTTCCGCTTCGTCCAGTAACAGGACGCATGGAGCATTCAGCTCGATCTGCTGGAGGTTTCGGGCCACCCGGCCTTCACTCTCCCCCAGCCAGCGGTTCAGGCTGGTGCCGATGTCCAGTCGGAACAGGGGCACATCCCAATGCTTCGCCAGCGCCATGGACGCCATGCTCTTGCCCACCCCCGGATCACCCTTCAGCAAGAGCCCACGGGGCACCAGCTGCGGCGGCGTCTTCGGGTTCAGGAAGTATTTGTCGTTCAAATACAGCCATTCCTTCAGCGGCTTCGGCATGTCGTAGAAGTCAAAGTCGGTCGAGAGCGGTTCGAGCCCCGGATGTGCCCCGCCCATCAGCTGCCGGGTCTTCCGCACATCTTGGGGCAGAATCGAGCCGGTGCGGGCCATGGTCAGCTGCACCGCTTCGGCGGCGGTTTTGAGCGAGAGCCCACGCAGCACCTGCACGAGCGGCTGAATCAAATCCTCTGACTGGATGAACTGCTTCAGGTAGCCGATGAAGAAACTGTCCGGCACCACGAGCACGCCCGTGTCATACACGAGCATGGAGGGCTTCTCGGGGTTGATGATGACGCAACTCCCCCCGGTAATCTTCAGCTTTTTGTAGGCATCATCCGTCACGAGGGCCAGATCGTTGGCCCACCACAAGCAAATGTCTGGCAGGGGATGGGAAGCTCCAGACGGCAGTGGACGCACCTCTTTTCCAGCAATCCGCGCCAACACGTCTTTGACGTGGACGGGATCATCCGTATGAATCCCAATGAAGGGCAGGCGTGCTTTCAACGCGGTCTGGAAGTCAATCACGGAAGCTCAATCACATAATCGTTAATGGTTTCATGGTCCGGGTCGTAGCCGTCACGTCCGTGCGGATGACGCGCCTTCAGGCCCGGATGGGGCGGATGTTCATCCGACCATGTGCCGCCGACACCGTAGGCTTCATCCTCGTTGGCCGCATTCACGAGGGTATGGCGGAAGCGGATTGATCCCGGCCCGCTTGCCTCCGAGATGATAATCGCCTGCACATAGATGAATTTTGGCATTAGGTATCATCCTTTCCATGGTCTTCCGCCCACCACGCCCGCTTCCGAAGTTCCCGGTGCATGGCGGTCTTCAGCGTGGGGAGCCGCTTATGTTTCACCCCCGGTAGCAACGGTGTCTCATACCGGCCATCAGAGGTGGGGGTGATCTTCCACCCTTGGACTTCCATCTCTTCGTCCATAATCCACCACGCGCCCCGCATGCGCTAAGATCCGCCCGCTGAGAGACTCCATCCACAGGCAAATCTGGACCAGCGCATTCCCGTAGGCGTAAATGAATCGCTTTTTGAAGTGCATCATCAGAAGGTCACGTCGATGCCGACCGCCAAGGGGTGGGCCGTTAATGCAAAGTCTTCGGCCGACTTCTTGCTGTCCGCCCAGACGGTAACCGAGTGACGTGCGTGATTTCCGGCTGCGATCACGGTGACCACCCATGCGGTCAACCCGTGCTGGCTGTAGTCGTTTCTGACTGCGGATCTCATAAGGCTCACTCCATTGAGGAAAATCGACGTGAAGGCAGTGTAGCACTAAGCCTGTGGTTTGTCAAGATGTAGCGGCGAAGGCAGCTTGTCCAAATCGTCCTGCACCCGATGCGCCATGTCCACAAAAATGAGTTGCTTCCACAAGGGCCAGTTCCAGTAGTCCGCCAACCATTGACAGAGGTCTCCTCGCTCCAGCACGCCGTAGGCATACCATTGCCGCGCGCACCGCTGCCAGTCCTTGCCACGGGATGCAAACACAGGGACTCCTTGGGAAAGGGCGTAGTATGACCGATGGTCAGGAGTTTGTCAAGTGCAACTGATTGCACCACTCAGCAAACGCTGAGCGCCTTCTCCCAGTTTCGCGACACCGCCTTCAGCTGTCGGCGACCCGCCTCTTGCCGCTTCAGTCCCTCCTCCATCTTCACCGGGTCCATGTATTTGCCCACCCACCGGTTCACCAGCCGCACGAGCACGGCCGGTTCGAGGGCGTCCAGCTCCCACGAGCTGTCGCCATACCGAGCCTGATACGCCTTGAACCGGGAGTCCGTCACCTTCACCGGGTTCGGGGGCGGATGGTAGCGTTCGATCTGCTTCATCGTCAGAGCGATGCGCTTGACCTTGACGATAGGGTCACCGGGGAAGTCCTTCTCGGTGAACAACTTCAGCCGATCTTTGATATCGCGGGTCATGTCGATGCCACTTGGGTCGTGGTCCCCCATGTGCAGGATGATGGTGCCTTGGCCCTGCGTCTGAGCACGCTGCACAATCCGCTGGGATGCCACCCACATCTCGGACTGGGAGGTGTAGCCCCGGCATGAGAAATAGGGCACATCG